TGAAATCTCGATAAAGTAGTCGAACTTACCATGCTCATTTCTTCTAGCGTCCACGATAGGACGCTTGATTCGGCTGCGACCGCTGAATGTAAGTGATTCAAAGGTAATCTTTCCGCGCTTCTCGTATTCAGAAAATACGGTGGTTCTCCTAGATAGGGCTAACCTCATGAGACGGTCGACCCCGAACTTGCGAATCTTATCTAGTATCGCTCGATAGAACTTCTGCTTGGATTCTACAGCGGTAGGGATGACGGATTCAAGCCAGTAAACAGTTTCATCCTTGCCGTATCGTGCAAGCCAAGTCAGTACCTTGGTAAGTTCTGTCTTCTTGATATGAACTTCAATGGATTTAAGTTCACCTTTCTTGTGTCCCTTGACGTTTATCTTGTAGAAGGACGGTACAAGTTTTTCAACCTTGGTGAACTCAATCTTCTTGCGGATGGCATCGAACCTCAACTGATAGGCTCTCCATACATCTTCTACTGCCTTCTTCAAGTAGTGGCTGGAAAGCCGGGTGTTGAATGTCGGATTGAAGTAGTTGAACGCCTCGAACTTGGACATGTCCTGGAAGCCGAGCATATCCGAGAAGAACACTTCCGATATGTCGTTCCTTACAGCACGGATTTCCTCTGCCCTATGGATGATTTCGGCTCGCTTAGTGTCGGACAGCATGATAGGATAGAACGCAGCGGAGAACTGCGATTCGTACCTATCTTTCAATGTCCAACAGTGTTTACTCATTATCCATTTGCCTATACCATTCTAATTGTTCTCGCATAAACTTGGGTTCCCGTTCATTAACAGGAGTGCTACGCCACCAGTCCATAAATCGTTTAGGGCAACGAAGAATGCTGCCATCAGCAAGTTTCATACGACATACGAGTGGCTCCATACCATTATCCTTTCCCAAGAGATGCAATGACCTCATCTTCCAGCTGACTAATAGCAACTATGTCCTCGTGCTCAATGATGCGACCGGCACACAGATGAACTTCAAACATCGAACTCATGTTATATCCCTTGTACCGTTCCGGGTGATTTTGCGAATCCAGCTTTGCCATTATGCCCACGGCGCAGCGATATGCTTCATTGTGCTCTTCTGCAAAATGCTCGGCACAGTATTCAACAAACTCACTACATTCGTTGACCAAGTGCGACGCAATGTTCATCGCATTTTTGTCTTTCATAAGACGATTATATATCTGCGACCGTACTTCTGACTTAAACGCAGCTGATGCCATATTCATATCTCCTTTAGGCAACGCCTATCTGGTTGAGTTCCTTCATTTTCAGCTTGTTTTCCTTGCTTCGCTTACCGTACAGCTTGGCTGAGAACACCATAATGATTGACAGGATGTCCTTCACCAGGTCAGACTCGAACGATGTGCCGAGTACGGTGTCGAGGTATTCAACCCGTAAGGGTGCCTTCTTTTTGCAATACTAGCGTTTCCTGGCCTCGTTGAATTTCCGTACCAGGTCTTCCACCCGGTTGCCGGACTTGGCCTTCTTGGCCGCATACCGTGCGCTCCTGCGGTACCTGTTCACCAGGTCGCATGCGTACTGCTTGGAAATCCCGGCGAGCTCGGCTATCTGTGGGTAGGTGAGCCCCTCGTCCCTCATCTTGGACAGCAGGGCGGCCTTAGTCATCGTCGCGACCTCAGACGGAGTCTCGTCGCGCATCGATTCCACCTGCAGGTTGCCGTCCCCCAGGTCCGCCACGCGGTAGCCGAGGCCGTATCCCTTGGTGATGCAGGCAGTCGCCGTGCGTCCCGGCGGCACCTTCCCGCTCTTCATGGTTTCCAGGTCTTCCTTCGTCCACTTGTGGCGTCCAGTAGGGGAATCCGGGCGAGGGAAACCGAGCAAGTCCGCCTTCGCGCAGCACTGCACGTAGGTGCGGCCTTCCGGAATCTGCCCGTTGCGTAGCTTCTCGATTTCGGGCTCGGTCCAGTACCGGTATTCTCGTTTCTTGAAATGCCTTCCCATGATATGTCTCCTTAATTTCCGTAGTCTGCAGAATCATCGGTGTTTCCGTGGTTACGTTCTTCGGCAATTTCCAGTACTTCCCCGAGGTCGCCGAGTTCAATCTCGGTGTCGAGACGGGTAAGCTGGTCGATTGTGCTGCGTTCGAAATGCACCGTGACGAAGGTCTGTATCCCGTCCATATCCAGCGTGCCCAGGAAACGCATCAGGTTCTTCCTGGCGTCGTCGTTGAACACGTTGACGGGCACACGGAGCACGCCTTCCCTGTTGTCGTCGATTCCGTTCATGTGCAGGAAGTTGACGAACTTCTCGCGTACTGCACGGCGGTACTTGGCGATATCAGCGACCGGTTCGTTCCTCGTCTGCGGGAACAGCTTGCGGTTCTTGCTCCTGTTCCAGAAGTAGGTTCTCGGATTGCTGTCCCCGACAGTAGTGGAGAAGTCGCTCCAGTGGAACACGCCGGTGACCTGCCAACGGAACGGCTCGGGGTCACGGCGTCCGGTGCCATCCTTGTAGTAAATCATGATGGCGTCCACGTTGGTTTCCGTGCCGGTGCAGTCCTTGAGCGGAGTGTCCGGCTTGTCGTCGGTGAACGTCACCTCGACATCGTATTCGTCTGCGGAAAAGTCGATAAGTACCATCTTGCGGTCGTAATCCGTGAACCAGCGGTGGCCAAAGCGGCCGAGAAAATTCTTGTAGGACATGGTGTACTCCTTGGTTGTATCGTTTCTTTTACAACTACAAATATACCCTAATCTACGGACGTTGTCAATAGATTTATTGTAAAAATTAATTTACCACCATGTCGAATCCTTCGTAATCGATGTCGACCTGTCCGTCGTGCTCCACTTCCTGTTCCGGGAGATTGACTTCCGGGATGGTAACTTCGTCGTGCTCAGTGTGACAGTGCCGGTCATCCCCGGAGCCGCTGCATTCCTCCCAGGTGAAATGCACGATTACCGCGGGAGTACCAAAGCTTTCCGTGCGGTACACGTTCTGCACGTTGGGTAACGAAAGGAAGTTACTGAAGCTGCGGAAGCTGTTCCTAAACTGCCCCGCGAACTTCGCCCTGCTTCCCTTCACCGCATCATAGACGGTAATGCCGTTCTCCTTCGCTATGGAGGTATACGTGGCGTACACAGCCTTCTTCATGCGGTTGCCACCCTTTACCTTCTGCTCGAACCAGGTCTCCGTGTTGTACTCCAGGTAGTCGGACTTGGCGGTAGGCGACACCTTCTGCAAGTCGGCGTCCGCTAGGACGTTCTCGCATCGCGTAATCACGAAAGAGCCGGCCAGTATTACTATGAGCAGGAACAGGTCCAGTCCGGTATGTGAATTCTTCTCGTACATAGTTTTCCCTTTGGTTGTAACCCAAATATAGCAAAAATGCCCGACTTTCGTCAGGCATTTTGTTGTAAACTTTCAATTTACTTTAGCGCGGGTAGTACCGGAGCCCCTCGTAGTTGAACCTGGTGGTCGGGTAGTTCAGGTTGCCCATCTCCATCAGGCGGTCAATCCACTCGTCGAGCGGCACGTCGTTCTTCAGGAGGGTGTTCGCGTCGCGCCAGAACTTGTAGGTCTCGGCGACGATTGTCTCCTGGGTCACCCCGTTGTACCCGCACATGCGGGCCTCTCCGCTGTTGGAGATGAACATCGAGGACCAGAACCCGTACAGGTGGTGCGCCTCGGCGAACGAGGTGGCGTGGCACCATACGGCGATAACCCTCTCGGCGTGGATGTCGTTCACCATGGACGCGTCGACGGCGTTGTCCATGTGGCGGTACTTCACGATGCGGGTCTTCTGTTCCGGCTTCTCGGCCGGCTTGTCCACTGGCTTGGGGGCCGGCTTGCGGTCGACCATCGGGCCGATTGCACCCGGCAGATTCTCGTCGTGCTTGAGCCTAGCGTACATCTCGGACATGCTCATCATCCTGCCGCTCCCGTAACGGGATGTCAGGCTGCCGCGCTGCCTGCTGCCGGGCGTGTAGCCCCAGGAGCCGGCGGTCGGGATGCGCTCCTCGCGCTCCTCGCAGACGTAGCCCAGGAGGCCCCGGGGAGTCCCGTGGCCGCACATGATGAGGGTGTCGTCCTCGTTACGGATTGCTTCCCTGATGTCGTCCTTGGTGTAGTCGGTGTCGCGTGCCAGGCGCATTACGTGAACGTCCGGTACGTCCTTCCAGAGAAGGGGGATGCTGGCGCAGTCTACGTCGCCCATGTCGGAATAGATAACGGTTATAGCCATATTGTCCTCTTATTGCATAGTTTATCATGAAGGGACCGCAGAAGCGGTCCCGTCCAGTTTCCTGCACTGCAGGAGGTACCCGCTAGCGGCCGAATGCTTCCTCTGCGGCGCAGTCGCAGGCTCCGCAGTCGCAGTCCTCGCGTTCGTTGCCGGAGAAAATCTTGGCGGAAGTGATGGACTCTTCCTCGATATCCTCGGAGGTGACCTTCTTGGCCTTGAGCTTGGCCACTACGGCCTTGACCGCCTTGACTGTGATTACGACGGCCGTGACGATTGCGGCGGCCTTTGCTGTATTGATAAGGTTGATTTTCATAGTGAATATCCTCTTAGAAAGATTGTGTTAAACCAAATATAGCAAAAAATAGATTCTCCGGCGGCATAAACTACCGGTTAACCGACCCCAAGGTACTCAGATGGACACCGACAGCATGGACAACAACACAGAACAGGCACTTATCGAAGGATATGCCGCCGTTTCCGGGAAGCCCCTCCAGGAGGGACTGCTGAGCTGGTTGTTCGGCCGCAAGCAGACTCCTTCGCAGGAGCTGGCCAACAAGGTGAACGGCATCTTCGAGAAGTTCTACGAGTCGGAAGGCGTCCGCAGACAGCGCTTCAACAACAGGATGACCACCGGCTACACGCCGTCGTTCTCCCAGGGTCTGGACCGGGCTACCATGGACCGCATCGACAGCATGCGCATGGCGATTCTCCGGGAGATAACCAAGTACGGCAAGCTGTTCGACCGCGCCGTAAAGGACAAGGAGAAGGCTTACAAGACCCGCGACAGCTACAGTGACAAGCTGGACTACATGCGGGATTCCCGCGACGATTACCGGCAGCGCTACCAGGAACAGCGGCGCAAGAAGAAATAGTCCACTAGAACAGGTCCAGGTTATTTTCCACCTCGCCGTCCATCGCGGTCTCCGATACTCCCTCCACGGGCTTTCCGTCGCATATCTTCGCCAGCGCGTCCTTGAGCGTCTTCTTTGCGTCGTGGGACGGGTCGCCGCTCTTGTTGTCAACCAGGAGGATACCGGCGATTACCTTGATTTCCGGCTGTATCAGGGACGTGTCGGGCCCGTACTCGTCCTCCGGAAGGGCAACCCCGAGGGCATCCATGATGTTCTTCAGTTCATCCGTTTCCTCGCACGAGGCGAGCACTTCGTCAAAAGCTTCTGAGATTGTCATACCTTGCTCCTGTATCGACTATCGTCCCGGATATCACCTTGCCGGGCTTCCCTATTCCGTAATGGTCCACGTCCCAGGCATGCGTCACGTCCAGTACGATGGCGTCCTCGTGGTGGCCCTTGGAGAAGCGCACCTTCGCGCCCCCGCTCGTCCTGTCCTTGACGGCCTTGCCCCTGACGTACCCGTCTGCCACTAGTTCACGTTCGACTTCAGGGAACGGTCTCCCCCTCATCATCTCCAGGTATGAATCCAAGTCCATTATCATGTCCATCAATCTCCTCTAGGATGTCCTTGCAATCCCTAAGTATCTTAATCTTCTCCTTGCTTACTGCCACCCGCACCGACCGCGTAAGTTCCTCGGCCATTGTCAGGTAGTCCTCGTAGCCGTCGTCGCTTGCGGCCCTCGCGTCGCGCAGCCTCAACGGCGTCGCACGTTCCTCGAGTTCCTTCTCGGCCGTCTCCAGCTCGCCGTTTACCCAGCTCACAGCTCCATCAGGCTGTCCAGCTCCTTCTCGAGCTTCCTGTCGTCGATGCTGTCTATCTGACCCGTTATCTTCAGGGTGTACTTCAGCATTTCTCTTGAATCTACGTATCCCCATCTGCCGTGCTTCTCCTTGTCGGAATACTGGGTTATCCTGGCGTACTTCACCTCGGTGGAGCAGAACTCTATGCGTCCGTACTCGCCCTTGTCCACCATCAGCCTCAGGTTGCCGACCGTGTCGGACAGGACGGTCGGCCACGTCCTGATGATGTTCTCCACGTAAGCGACCTCGCCGCAGAACTTCCCGTACTTCTTCTGGCCGGCCTCCTCGTCGAGCATGCTCACGCCGGACAGCCTAATCGTCGGAGGGTTTATCTCCATCTTGTACGTAATAGCGACCTCGTTCACGCCGAGCGTGAGCATGGCCATCTTGTTGCCTCGCCACATCAGGTAGGTGTTCCACTCGTCGTCCTTCGTGGCGTCCACCGTGCACACCGGGGAAATTTCCCTCCACATCTCGTGTGCACGTGCCAGTATTTCCTTGGCCTTGTCGGTGGCGTCCTTCGGGGCCTGCTTGTTGACGGGTTTTCTTCCAGTTATTCCAAACATAGCATATCCTACATGTCGTTATTGTACCAGGCGAAATATGACTTTCCGTCGAATGCCTTGGCAAACGAGTTGTACTCGCCGTACACCTTCTCCATGTCGCAGAAGTCAGCGCCTATCGACTCGAGGTATTCCAGGAACTCGTCCCGGTGCATCTTCTTGATTTCGACGCGGAGGAGCTCCTTGGCGTCGCGGATGTTGCGGTAGGTGACCTTATCGTCAACTACGTACATAAAGGAATGCGGACGGTGGATACCGTCGCACATCTGCATCAGCGCATCGCCGAACACCATCTCTCGGTTCATCCGTTTATCTCCTCTACTATCTTCTCTGCAATCAGTACCGGTGAATCCGGGTTGTCGTTCCTGTATGTATGGAGCTCGATTTCCGTGAAGCAGTTGTTTTCGGCAACCGAGCATGCGGACTGCCGTTCATCCAGGGTCTTGATTACCGTTCGGTATGCGGTCACCGCATTCTTGTTGCGTTCAATCTCTTCCCTCGAATGGAACAGCAGGTCCATGGTGGAACCGCCTCCTCCCAGGTACAGGTCTTCCTTCTTCACGAAGTCGGATACAAGTCGTTCGATTCGTTCGGCGTCGTTGCTCACCTCGATGCGGAACTCCCGCACGGTAAACTGGTGTACCATGGAACCGGGCGACCATGGCGGCTGGCGCATCCTTCCCTGGGATTCCAGCCATGCGTTCAGCCACGGGTACAGCACGGGAACCTCGACAAAGCTTGCCCGGATGGACCCGATTACCTCTGCCATGCGGTGGGACACTTCTGCCCACACCATGTCGTAGGTTGCCTTGTCGTTGATGTACTTGGATGTAATCTCGCCGGAGAGGTTGCCTTTATCGTCAGTCACCGGCATGCCTAGCCTGGCATACAGTGCCGTCCTGACCATCGTGTCGTTACTGATGATGTCCTTGAACAGTACGTCTGTATCCAGGACGGAATACCCCAGCTCTCTCAGTCGCTTGGAGACCGTGCTCTTGCCGGCCCCGTTTTTTCCCGTAATCAGGTTCAGTATTATACCGGAATTGTTTGGCATGGTAGTTCCTCAGTTCAAATATAGCAAAGCTACGCCTCGTCGATGGAGAGCGCGTCGAGCTTGACGAGTTCGTACTTGTGGGGACGGGCGAAGCTGTACGGGATGAGACGGGTCGTGTTCAGCGTAGGCACCGCCGATTCCGGGATTGGGGCGAAGCCGGTTACCACGTTGTACCTGGCGGTCGCGTCCGACCTGCGGCAGAATCTCTCCACATGCGCCATGAGAGGCACGCCGATGAAGTCGCGCTCGTCGAACACTCCGTCTTCGAAGTATCCATTTCCTTCAAGCCACTTGAACAGCTCGTCGCTGTTCTTCGTACCGGTCAGGCCCTGCAGGAGCTTGCTGAGGGGGCTCTCCTCGTTGATGCTCACGTCGAACGGCTTGGTGGCGAGATAGCACACCAGGTCCCCCTTGTGAACCTGCAGGAGGTACTCGCCGAACGTGTGGCGGCATTCGCCGTTGACTTCCTTGGGGTATACCATCCCGACGATATGTGCCGGGTATGCCCCGGGTTCAAGGTCAAGTCTCGGCGTGCCGAGCTTGCGTATGCGGTTGACTGCTACTGGCATTGTATTCTCCTAGATTATCTTAATCCTGCTGACGGTTCCCCGGAATACCCGGTCTTCCGTCGATATTGTAAGTTCGGTGTTGCCGCGGGTGACCTGTCTCGGTTCCTTGCTCATGAGCTCCTTGTCGTCCCCCGCGAACTTCGCCCGCTCCACGCAAAGGTCGTTCATGGCGTCCTTCTTGGCGTGGTAGTAGGTGCGGGTGATAGAGAAACTTTCCCCGTCCTCCTTGCGGACCTCGAGCACGTATGCGTCCTTCTGGTTCTTCACCGAGGCGAGGGCTGCGGCCAGGCGCTCCACCTCCTTGCGGAGGCGGTCCACCTCGTGGCCGCGTTCGTTCCTTACTGTCTTTGTCATTATGCAACTCGTGCGAATGCCCTGTCGAACAGGGTGGTGCTGGTCTTTTCATACCCGCGGTCAACCATCTCGATGATATGGTTGAGGGCGGTCTGGCTCTTGCCGGCGATACCGCCACACAGAACAGAGAAGTTCTTGTTCGCGGTGTTGCGGCTGTCGTGCTGGAAGGTGCCCTGGATAGCGTTGTAGAGGTTCCAGGCGGTCATCTTCTCCACGTTGCCGTGGTCCGCGGAATTGAAGCGGTTAATCATGCCCGTGAGCATGTTCTCGAAATGCGTCGTCGGTTCTTCCGGGGTCTCCTCTTCGCCCTTGAACGGGAGGCTACGGGCGATGCCTTCGCGGACGAAATCCATGTCGATAATCTTGTCCGCAAGGCGGTTGTATACTTCAGCGGTCTTCACGAAAACGCCTTCGGCAATCTTGAGGCTTTCGCCGAGAATACGGAGGCGGCCTTCCGCGAGGGAATTGTGGCGGACGCGGAACAGGTTGTCCCTGTCAGCATGACTGAGTGCGGCCGCAATCTGGTTCTGACAGAAGAAACGGAACGGTGTAATGAGGATAGTGCATCCGCGGGTCCCGTCATGGGAGTTCACCACGGACAGGTAGCGGCCGACGCGGTCGTCTCCGCCGCCGACAACCATATCGTCGCCGAGGGCAATCTGGGCATAGACGCCGGCACCGTTGCCCCAGCACCCGACATTCTTGAATTCGATGTCGGTGACGCTGGCGATGTCGGCAATGACCTTGAACGCGTCGCTGTTCTGGATGGGATGGTAGGCCTTGGTAAAGGTGTGGTCGGAAATGATGGTTCCGTTGTCGCTGCGGACAGGAGTGAACATCTTGGTTTCGTGGTATTCGCCATCAACCCCGAGGAACGAGACCGGGCGCATCACTGCCTCAAAATCGAGGTGTGCTTTCTGTAGTGCGGTCATGGCCGCTTCGTATGCGTTATTCATTGTGTATGTCCTTCTGTATGGTGGTATACTTATTGTATTGCAAATATAGCAAAAGTCCCGCAGGACGGTGTCTGCAGAACTATAGTTCCTCGATTACGAAATGCACGCTGTACGACTGTCTCTCGTATTCACCGGGAACATCAATGACGATATGGTCGCATCCGCGGTCGATTGCCGAGATAACCCCGTAGATATTGTTGGATGGAGTAATCCTCTCCTCGGCAGCGCCGGGAATACTGGCATAGAGCGACGCCCCCTTCTTGAGGCAACCCTCAATCTGCTCGCAGAGGCGCGGAACCAGGAGGCTCTTGAAGTCCCCGTGGCATATCATCTGGGGGCGCTCCTGCGCATGCGTCCCATGCTTTGTGGTGGAACGAATGATTGCGTACATGTGTAACTCCTTGACTGATATGGTCAACTACCCACGCCCTGAAGGGCGTGAATTGTATTGTATCGTTATGCCAAATATAGCAAAAACCCGCGCGTGCGGCGCGGGTCCAGGATTCTTAGTCGATTTTCTCCATTTTGGCCAGTTTCCTGTCCATCAGCCACAGGTATACCTTCCAGTAGAGCCTGGCGAACCTGCCGTCCGGGCTGAACGGGAGCGACCTGTCGTCGATGTAAATGTCGGCGCATAGCTTCCTGCCATACCTCTCGGTCCCGGACAGGTACTCCCCGAACGCCTCGCCGACGTTCCGGTTGACCCCGTCGAAGAACAGCATGTGCCTGGTGCACATCCTGACCGCGTCGTTGAGGTATTCGTGGTCAGGGAAACGTATTCCCCCGTAGTTCTCCCGGCAGGTCCACAGCATGACGTAGTCGCCCATGGCCTTCCTTTTCTGGAGCCACGCGCACAGCACGTCGTTCCATACGGTATCCTTGTCGATTGACGGCCATGACTTCCTGGCGAGGGTCCCGTCGAAGTCCACCGCTATCCTAGCCCGCTTTCTTTCTTCCACCTTTCTTCCCCTTCTTTCCCTTTTCCAGAAGCTGTTTTCCAGACGCCTTGGCGCTCTGTTCGTGTTCGAACTCCGACGTGTCGAGGAAAGTGGCCAGCATGTCGTCCAGGTGGTCGATGCTCGCCTTCCCGGTGCATATCAGGCTCGCGATGTAGTCGTGGTCCACGCCGAACAGCGCCTTCCCGCCCTTCACGTAGTAGAACATGTGGTCGTTGTTGTCGTACACCATGCCGAAGTCGAGGCACGCCCTGTTAATCTTCTCCTGGTTGTCCTTGTTCCGCAGGAAGTCGTACACTTCCTCGTCCATCCTGGCCGACGTCTTCATCGCGTTGAGTTGGGTGCACACCTGGTCATACAGGTAGGTACCGTCATCCTTGAGCCACGGCACCAGGAACTCCATGACGAACCCGTTGGCGGAGGAATAGGTCAACGCCGGGATTCCCTTGTCGTTCTTCCCGTGCTTGAACCCGAGGCGCGACGCCATCAGGAGAACGTCTTTGGTCGAAACCGTAGTGCTATTCATCGAGGAAGCCCTCCCACAGTCCGGCGTCCCTCAAGAACCCGTCGATTATGACCGGGGCCTGTTCCTTCAGGTAGGGAAGGGTGCGCTCCGTGTTGAACTCGAACCACTCGGTAGCCGCGGTGTATGCCTCGTCATCGTCCTTGTAGTCGCCGCTCGCCATGTACTTCTTGGCGAGCGCCTTGATGCACAGCTCGCGCTCGTACACCGGCACCACTACGCCGGCCGCGTTGACCGTGGTGCCGACCATGGCGGCCTCCATTTCGTCGAACATTACTATGTTCGCGCCGTAGTCCTCGTCGCGGTCGCACGCCTCGTCGTACCTTTCGGCAACGGGCTTGCTGTACTTCGCCCTGATGGCCTCCCTGTCGGCCATTATCTCTTCCCTGGTAGGCTTGGCGTTTTCCGCCTGTCCATCCTGCTGCATCGTTTTCTCCTTCGTTACGGGTTGACTATGTCCTTGAGTAGCTCGGCCAGCTTGGGGAACCCGAGACACATCAGGTTCTCCCACTTCGGCCCGTCGTCCTTGCCGACTCCCTGCTTGGCCAGCGCCTTCCTGCGCTTGGCCTCCTGGTTCGCCGGGGCAATCTTAGAATAGTACAGGCTGCACACGACTTCGTGCGGGCAGGTGTACATGAACTTGAATATGTTGGTCCCGTATGCCTTCGCGGTGGAGCTGGGACCGCTGTGGAAGTCGTTCCACATCTTGTCCTCGTTGCGTGCGGTCAGGTCGAGCAGCTCCTCGCCGAGACTGGTGAGCCCCGGGATATCCTTGTCCGCCATCCGCTTGAGCTCCTTGACCATCTTCCCGCCGGGTGCCCAGTCCTTGTCCGTTCCGAAAAGGAGCTGCTCAGCCGTAATCCAGCAGTCGTCGTTCCTGAACTTGAAATTGTAGTAGAACTTGGTGAAACGCTCGGCTACACCGGTGCCGAGACGGCCTGCAGCCATCGCGTACATGAAGTTCTCGGCGTCGTCGAAGTGCTTCGGGTCGAAGCGGGATATGCCGGTGCCCTTGAAGTTCTCGCCGCGTACGACCTGCTTGGCGAACTGGTGCCACTGGCGGCGGCACGGCAGCACGTGGTGGTAGAACTGTCCCTCGGCCTGGTTCACGTTCTCCTGGTTCTTGAAGGTGTCCAGGTCGAGTTCGTGCGATTGGACGTACTCGATTACCACGTTCGGCAGCCCTTCCTCTCGGGCGAACTTCACCCATTCGGGCATGGTCGGGTTCAGCTGTGCAACCTGGAAACGGGCCCTGTGTGCCGGGTCCATCTCGACGACCTGGTAGAGCGAGCCGTATTCCGGGTTGATTGCACCAAGGACGTAGCTGCCGTCAGGTAACGTAAGGTCGCCAATCCTGTGGTCGGTGGCGAGACGCATCAGGCCCTTCATGACCGTCTTGTTACGGTTGACCTCGTCAAGGAGCAGCACGCACTTGGTGTCGGGCCCGAGATACCATGAGGGCGGCTTGTATACGGTGCGGCCGTTGGCGAAGTCTGGTAGCCCGAACACGTCGGTCATGTCGGTGTTCTCGGAAACCTGTATCACGCAGAAAGGAAGCTTCACAATCTTCTCTGCGAAGTACCTGGAAATGGTCGTCTTGCCTATACCGGTGTCACCTTCCAGCAATACGGCCGAATCAGGGCCGCAGCATACCATCAAGTCAAAGAACTGGGCAAAGCTTATGCCTGTCTTGTCAGTAATCATAATAAAATACGCAAGGAAACTCACCCATCTTTAGTGGGTGAGAGGAATTGCGCCTCCTATGATGTAGTTATTGTGGTTGATTCTGGCCAGTTTCCTGTAACTGACAGAGTTGGTTAAAACTTTCCCGTAGATATCTACCAGGGAGAAATAGCCGGACGCCCTACGGCCATTGACATAGCATACCTGTCCATTGTATAGTACGGTATCCATAATGCGGAAACCGAACACTTCTTTAGGAGCCTGGTTGTTCTTACGTATGCCTCCAGATAAGATAGATGCCTTGTGTAGCTGTCGGTTATTGTGTCTCAAAGGCTTAATTATATAAGTTGTTCCATTGCTTTTAGCCATCGGATTTCCGCTGATGCATCTAGCATCAATAGTATGTTCTTTAGGCAATCCACACCGGATTCTGGTATTCTTGGTGATGTAGCCATAGGTAATGTCTACAGGACATGTAAGCGTATTGTTCACTATCCGAGACATTCGGTATACTTCCTTTCGGATAATGCCCATAAATGCAGCATCCTTATAACTTGCACCACGCCTGATAGATGCAGGGAGCCTGATTTCACCCTTATGATATTTCTTGTGGCAAGTCTCACAAAGAGTCACAAGGTTGTTGGGCGCATTCCCTCCGGTCTTCCGAGACTCTATATGATGCACGTTGAGAACGGAATCTCCCGACTTTCCCTTGCAGCATTGGCATTTGTGGTCATCACGGAACAGCACGTACTCCCTTACATTCCAGAATCCAAGCTGTTCGCCTCTCTGGTAGTCCGTGCCTTGGGGTACCGGCAAGCCTAGTTCTTGAGCCTTGAGCAACTGGGTATCGAACTGTGCCACCTCTATGGTTATCTTGCTTATAGGCAGTATTCGTTTGATTCTAACGATGTTCCATAGGTGTGCCCATACCTTGTGCTTAACAGATGGAGCGAGCCATCCTTCCTTCTTGGTACGGTTAAGAAATCTATCTTTACGATATCTAGTTTTCCGGTAGCGTCTAGTCCTACGGAACTCGCGTCTGGTAGCCAGCTTCTTTACGATGTCATTCCGTAATTCCAGTTGAGCCTCGAACAATACTTTCTTCTTTGTGGTAGCAGACAGGCCTACGTGCTTGCTGCCTGCATCTACACCCAGTGATACCTCCTGTGTCCGGTCGGGACACTTGTAGGTTAGCTTGATTGTGAACGGGTGGTAGTTTACGATAAAGGCCTTACGTGCTTTCAACAGACGGCGAACCCTGCCAAACCGTTCGGTTGGCATCAGCGGTTTGCCATCAATGCTCAAAACATATACCATCTATCGTTTCCTTTTTGTCTTAACCTAACTTAATAGGTAATGCAGGGATTTCTCCCTGTGGGTGTCCATCGGCAATGTTGGAAGAACTTACTAGGTATGCCACACCGTCCCTACCCATCAGGACTTTTAATGACATACGGCAGAGCGGGGAACTTGGACAAACATTCCGGGGTGCCATGATTCTATCAACGTAGTTCAAGGAGTTGCCTCCTATCACTTAGCCTAATCAACTATGGGTTCGAGGGGTTTCCTCAAACCCACCAGTCTTTAGCCGGTGAGTAGTTGATTACTCCATGGGTCCTACAGCAAATATAGTAAAAGACGCGGCTACCGTGACGGCCTCCGTGTAAGAAAATTGCATCTTTCGTGGATTATTTCCCGAACCTTATCCTCATTATCAACAGGCGGGTCGTGAAGTAGGTCGCAACCCCGTAGTTGCCGTACAGCGGCCACTGGAAATCCCCGGTCTGCAGGTTCGTGTAGAGCACGAATATGGCGGCCCCGATGTTGCCTACGTAGGCGAGTACGAAGAAGCCGTATGCGAGCCCTGTCTTGTGTGTCCTCTTCGCGAGACGGTACTGCGGATACAGGTTGAACGCGAACGAAATTGCGGAAAGGATTCCCATTATCCAACAGGCGATGCCGACGGGTGTCATACGGTTAGCTGCACTCTTTTATTACTTCGGCAACCAGTTTATCGAGATACTCCCGGTCTACCGCGCCGCGTCCAGCCACCTTCCGCTTGTAGACGCAGAGCCGCACCCGGCGGAGTATCCGGCCGAACAGCGGCCCCTGTTCGACACCGGCATCCTTCATCGCCGACGATATGTCCTTGGGCGTAGGGTACGACCTCCCCATCGACAGGAGCTTCTCCTCCTGCGCGGAGTCGATTGCACACTTCCCGCCATACGCGTTGACCACGCCGACGAAATACGGCCACCTGCGGTTCTCGACCAGGTCCACCATCCCGACAAGGTCCATCCTCCCGGACTGGTATTCCATCGTCATGACCTTGGCGTACTTGTACGCGTCTATTTCCTCTACGGTGCACTTGAACTTGCGCATCTCGAACTCGGCCATCGACCTGCACGACATGAACAGTATCGCCATACCCGTCACCGTGTCCCATGGCTTCTGGTGGTATACCGCCCAGTTGTCCACGGCCCTGGCGGCGGCCTTCCAGTCTATAGCGTCGGATAGCACCTTGCCTATGCCGTCCTCGAGGAAGTGCATCATGCCGGCGAACGCCTTCGCCGTGGAACACTTGGTGAACTCGTCGTGTACCCGCTCCATCGAAAGGAACTTCAGCCGCGTGGCAAGCGCGTGGCATGCCGAGTTCATCACCAGGTCGGGCTTCATACCGAACTTGGAGGAAAACCTGCCTGCACGGAGTATCCTCAGCGCGTCCTCGTTGAAACGGTCCACCGGGTCGCCCACGGTAGAAAGGACCCCCGAGCGTATCGACTCCACTCCGCCGTGATAGTCGACTATCCTGCAGTCGGCGTCCATGCCCATGGCGTTCATAGTGAAGTCGCGCCGTCTGGTGTCCTCCTCGAATGTATCGGCGAACGCCACCGAGTCCGGGTGCCTCCCGTCGCTGTAGTCCCCGTCCGCACGGAACCTCGTCACCTCGAAAGGCTCGCCGTCCATGAACACCAGTATCGTACCGTGCTTCTCGCCGTTGTTGCTGGCCGTCCTGAAGTGTTTCGCCATCTCGTCCGCCGGCATGTTCGTTGCCAGGTCAACGTCGTGGATTCCCGGCTCGGAGTCCAGCCCGAGCTTCCAGCGGGCAAGGTCCCTTACGCAACCGCCAACAAGGTATGCCTCGTAACCAAGGTCGTTAATGGCCCTGGCGAGCTTCAATCCTTCTGCAACCTGCGGCAGCTCGGCCGCTTCCTTGATAACCATTTCTTCCATCAGCTACACCGTTTCTTTTCTGCGGTATGGTTCAGTTTAGTCCATCCAACCGCTAATGTCCAATGAACTTCTCCAGGTCGTCCTTGTATACGCACCATTCCGGGAACTCCTGCTCCCCGTGAGTGCGCAGAATCATAATCTGCTTGTGTCTCGGCGGACGCCTCCAGGTGAATATGCAGTCCGTGAGGAATATCAGCCCGTCGTACTTGTACCTGTCGGGCCCCAGCTTCCGCAGGACGCATTCCGGGTCGGTGCGGCCCCCGCCGTATATCGCCATGTCCCTTATGCTCTTCGGCGCGGTGAACACCGGGCTGCACACCGCGTCCCAGTAGACGAGGTCGATGGACAGCCCGTTCACGACGTTCTCCATGACTGTAAGGCAGTTGACTATGGAGTCCCCCTGGTACATCGAGCCGGACACGTCGACGCAGAACAGTATCCTCTGGGTCTCCCTGTATACGTGGCCCGGGGCAATCATTCCGTAGTGGATGAACTTCCTGTTGCGCCTGCTCCAGGTCTCCTCACGCTCGTCGTCTTGCAGGCTGGTCATGAACTTCCTGAACATGGCCTCCTTGTCGACCTTCACCCGGTTGGCGTTCCTGAGCATTACCGGCAGCTGCCCGCGCACCCTGTCGAACATACCCTTGTCCAGTGCGTCATTGACCGTGGCGGTGACAGCGTCCCTCGCCACGTCGTCCTGCCCCCATCGGGAAAGGTCGCTTCCGGCGTTCGTCAGGGAGAAGTACCTTGACATGCTGTCGAAATCGTCCTTCTTCTGTTCGCCCTGCCCGGAACCGCCGTCTATGTCTTCGGACGGGCTCCCGGAATCACCCTCGGAGCCGTCCTCGCAGTTGCCGTCGCCGTCATTTCCTTCCCCGTCGCCGTCGGCCCCGTCGCCCGGGTCGTTTCCCGGTTCGGAACCGCCGTCGGCACCTTCGCCGCTCGAGCCGTCGCCTCCGCCTTTCCCGGGAGTTCCCGGGTCGTCGTCGCTTTCTTCGGGGGTGCCGTCCTGGCTTCCGTCCTGCCCGTCGCTCTCCCCGTCGCCGGGTTCCCCGGAGGAATCCTTGTCCGAATTCTCTCCGGATTCGCTTTCGCCCTCACCGGATTCTCCCTCGCCGCCGTCGCCGTCCTCGCCGGAATCTTCCTCTCCCTTGTCCTTGCCGTCCTCGCCGGAACTGCCGTCTTCCTTGCCGTCGCCCTGCTCGCCGGATTCACCGGGGGAACCGGAAGTTTCGGCATTCTCGCTGCCGTTCTTGCTGCCTTCCTTGCTATCTTCCCGCTGCCTGGCGTCGTCCTTGGTGCCCTTCGACTGTGTCTCGTGCTCGTCCTTGGACTTGCCGTCGGACTGCCCCTTCTCCTGTTCCCCGTCCTCCTCTTCCTCCTCGGGCTTCATCGTGGCGTACTCTTCCTTGAATATCTTGAAGAGCTTCTCGAGGGTGAGGTCGGTCTCCGGGTTGAACCCGTGCTTCTGCAGCACCGGCCAGTAGTTCCAGTAGCTGGGGAACAGCCTGTTGACAATCTCCAGGTTCTTGCCCACGGAAGTGTCCACGAGCTTCCTGGCGTATTCGGCGACGACCACGTCGCTCGCCAGCTTCAGCATGTCGAGCGGCTCCTGCTTGCGCCTGTCGCAGTGGTGCAGGGCTATGCGCTCGCACTCCATGTAGACTATCGCCCCGAGAAGCGACGGCTCCAGGGCGGCGACGAAGTCCACGTTGTATTCCATGACCGGGGTGCCGCCGTTGACCCCGACACGCACGGCCACGTTCGGGTTGTCCGTGGGAATCCCGGTGATACCCATGTAGACGGGCAGGAGACCGGGGGCGGTCTTCTGCATCATCATGACGGCCTTCCTGAGGGCCTGTCCTGCCAGCTGTTCCTTGCGGTAGTCCACTAGAACACTTTCCTGTACGGCTTGATTCTGTACTGTACCAGCCTGGTACCGATGCCCGGGCGTCCGCCCGAGTAGAACACCTCGACCTCGACGGCCACGCGCTTTCCCGGGAACTTCTTCCGGTTCTGCCTGACGGTGCGCACGGCGCGCTCGAACATCGGCTCGTAGTCGTAGTCCCCGTAGCCCGGATAGTGCTTCACCGGCTTGTACCAGATGGACACGCCGTGGCGGAGCTCTCGGCGCCACCCGCACGCAATCTGGCGGATTCGGTTACTGATAAAGTTATGGAACATCAGCCTGTAAATCTTTTCCTTAATCATGTCGTAAATTCCATATAAAAGCAAAGGGGTGTGCGCATGGTGCACATCCCAAATATAGTATATTTTTCGCTTAGGCGTTGCTTACCGGCGCCTTACAGACGGCCTATTTTCTTCAACCCGCGTACGATTCCTTCCTTGATGACGTCCACCTCGCCAACGTGGGGTATTCCCCCGAGGTAACGCTCTACGAGCTGTTCGGCGGCATCGTCAAGCGTATACACCGTCTTGCGGCGGGGGCCGTCGAAATCCCACCCGGCGTTCGGGGATGCCCCGAGCGACACCAGGGACTCGATAATGCAATCGCGTAGGGTGTTCGCGTCACCAACGCTTCCGTGATGCCCGGCAAACGAGTCGGCTACTTCCTGTACTGATATCATGTCCTACCTTCCTGTCTGCAATGGTTCTAGGTGTGGTGCAATCTCTTGCCTGGGAGGCCATACGTTCTGGTCCTTCGCTTCAGTAAACTCGCAGATGGTCGGCTTAATCCACGGAGACGAGGAGCCGATATACGGCTCACAGGGGATAGGCTGGGGTTGACCCGGTATAGGGACTGTAATCGTATTGGGTCCCTGATGCGGCGTCGGTATAGTCTTCGGTCCCGGCGCGGTAAGGTCCATAGTCAGACTGTCGTCCGCCAGTTCGTCCAATACTTCCAGCTGTGCCTTGGCCTTCTCGATAGCCTTGGCCAGCTTGTAGTCCATCGTATCCACTATCCGGGAGTCCGATGCCTTGATGATTTCGTCCAGGATTCTCCTGGTAACTTTGTACCGTTTGTCGTGTTCCATAGGTTCCCCGGTCCCTTCACTTGATGTCGACAATGGGCATCATCTTGTCGTTGCCAATGACGCTCGGGAGCTTGCCGTCCCAGCTCTCAATCCACTTCAAGGTGATGTATTCCTTGACGTTGGACATCTTGAGCACCTTGAGCTTGATGGCAGTCTCGATAGAGTCAGCGATGGCGTTAATGACCTTAGCCGAGGAATCAGCCTTTGCAGCGATAACTTTCTGTTGGTTTTCCTTATCGACCTTGTCCAAAATCTTTTCGGCCCTCGCGGCTTCCTGTTCAGCCACCTGCTTGGCTTCGATTGCCCTGCTGTATTCGTCGGAGAAACGGATATTTGCAATCACGAAACCATCAATAATTGCCGGAACGTTGGCAGAATCCATCTTAGCCTTTATCGCAGCCTTCATTTCATGCTGCATCCTGTCACGCATTGCGAGAATAGTGTCGGCCTTGTATTGCGAAATCACGATACCGATTGCCTCGATGATGCGAGCGTCAAGGAAGCCGTGGCAAAAATCGTCACCAAACCTTGAGTAGATGCTGTCCACCTTATTGGGTACATAATGGAAGTTAACAAGCACATCGGTATTGACCTTCTGCATGTCCTTCGAGCTTGCCTCCATGTGGCCCTTCGCCTGCTGGTTGGTAATGGGCATCTTGTGCAAAGATGTCGAAATCGGGTTGTACCATATCAGGCCGGGACCGGCGACCCCGTCGACTTCACCCCACACCTTAACGACGGCGCGGTCTGTCTGGTCAACCTGGGAGCAACCTGCGAGTGCGAAGATTGCGATGGCGAGAATGAGTTTGATTTTTTTCATAGTTATTCCTTGGTTTTATTTGTTAATGTTGAAGAAGTCCGGCTACAATGAGCACCAGCACCAGCAAGTACCCAACGGCTTGCCACATAGAACCTTTCTGCCGAGCCTCCGAAACCGCAAACCCGGTAAGTATTGCGAACAATACCCCACCTATAGTCCCGGCCATGGTGTCGTGGTATATAGATAGAACTATCATGACCACGCAAAATGCCAGGTTGATAACTGCGGCAGTCACTTTCAAAAGAACTACCTGCTTCTTCGTAATGAATTCGGCTTCCTTGCCCTTCTTCAGTACAGCAACGAATGCGGCAACCAGATATACGACGGCCAGAATCCAGAACGAAAGTTGTAATACGTTGATATCCATAAGCTATCCTCTATTTCTCCAATATGAAGTTTGTTGGGTTCAGGATTTCTCGTCCGTCGTCACACCTGAATCTCGGGTTATGTTTGACTGCATAATAGCGTCCATGGCATACGTAGCTGTAGCCCCCGTTCCCATCGCGAAGCATCAGTGTTCCCTTCGGGCCGCAATTACAGTCACACCCGGTAAGTATGGCTACGAACATTGCACATGCAACGAAAATTATGAACGCCTGTTCAAGAAATGTCTCTGCGCGGTCAAGAAAGTCCAGCATCTTCTTCATTGGTTTCTCCGTCTACAAATATAGCAAAAATGGACGCCGTTAGACGTCCACAAGATACACTCCAGCATCCCTGCATAGGGCAAATGCGTTCTTTTCCTCCGGCATGCCCAGTGGATTGCATATGATTCTGATGCGGTTACCGCTGGAATTGACATGCGTAACGTCATGCTGCCCATGGGTATGGCCGCATACCCATATCGTTCCGTCATCGAGCATGTCCAGGTATTTCGCAGCCTCGAAATAGAACAGCGAGGTCTTCGGGTCCGCCTTGAACTCGTCCGCCACGCCCATCTGCATCGGGCAAAAATGGGTCATGACTATCTTCGGCTTCGCCATGCATATCCGTTCCAGGTTGTCGAATTCCCGTCGCATGATATCCGGGAGCACCTGGTTGCAGTAGTTCCACGTGCGTCCGTCGAACCATCTCTTGCACCAGAAATCGTACGCGTCGAACGATTCCTCCTCGGGTGGCCGATAGGACAGGTCGCACATGCCCATTGTTCCGCCAACAATCCCATCATTGGACACGGTGCCATCAAGTATAAAGACATTCTTTAGTCCTGATAGGTTTTCCTGCACGTATGCCTTGCGTTCCTCGCTTGTATCAAAGCGTCTACCGGGATATTCCCTCTTGACTACAAGGTCATGGTTACCGTGTACGAAATATACCTTCTTGTAAAGTGGAGCGATGAATTTGAGGAACGATACCTCGAGTCCTTCATAGTTTGCCAGGTCCCCCGCTATACAAATAGCGTCAGCCGGAGTAAGGAACCGGTTGACGAATACGGCGTAGGCCGTCTGCAGTATGGACTCGTTGTCGGTAAGACACGTATATGAGTCGAGGTGCAGGTCTGATATGAATAGGACTTTCATTGGAAATTTACGGACAGTTCCGGATGCGTAAAATTCGCGGAGGGTGAGGGACTCGAACCCCCAAGCAGTTTCCCGCGGCGGTTTTCAAGACCGCTGACTTACCAGTTAGCCTAACCCTCCGGTAGTCCCTAGTAACTGTATCGGGAGCCGTTCAGGGACATCTTCTCCCGGTAATTGCGTTCACGTTCCTTGGCGAGCTTCTTGAGGTCGATGCCGCACAGCTTGGCCATGCCCCTGGCAGCCTTCTTCTGCTTGTCCCAGCGGGCCTGCTTCTGTTCTTCTGTCTCTTCCACGAATTCCGTCTTGTGCTTCTTCATTGTAACCTCTCTTTTGCCAACAAACTATATCTTTTCGTCCGGATTGATTATCTGTATGCAGCCTTCCTTGAAATATTCCGGGAGGTACTTCCTGTTCTGGAACATGGTTTCCCACATGCGCTCAACGACTTCCCTCGGGACCTTGCGGTCGCGCCCTTCCATCCTCTCCATGGCTATGTCCGGACCTACGAGGAACCAGTAAGCCTTGGCCACGGTCCCTTCCGGGCACAGGCCGACGTACTTCTTCCAGTCCTTCACGTGTATGTTGGTGGCGTCCGCTATCACGTCGGTGTCCTTAATCCATTCCGCGACCCGGGACTCGAAAATGCCGAACACCTTCGTGTTCAGCTCGGGATACAGGTATTCTTCGGTACCCGTGAGCTCCTTGCGGATTCCGTCGGACGACACTATGCGTCCCCCGGTATACTCCGCGAGTTTCCTGGCGTACGTAGACTTGCCGCACCCGGGAATGCCAATCATCAAGTGCAATGTATGCATCGTGTTTTCTCCTTAGTAGCCCCGTCGGGACTCGAACCCGAATTTCCGCCTTGAGAGGGCGACGAACTGAACCGTTATTCGACGGAGCCATAAATTAGCTTGTTTTCCTGTAGTAGCCACGTCGGGTTTCGAACCCGAATTTCCGCCTTGAGAGGGCAGCGAACTAGCCATTATTCGACGAGGCCATAAGTTAGCTCCGGTGGAGAGGCTCGAACTCCCGACCGCCCGATTACAAATCGGGTGCTCTACCAACTGAGCTACACCGGAAAATGGCAGCTTTACCAAAAGACATCTCCTGGACTTTCCCGTATTAACTGCCGAAGGTCTCACCGTCATTTCTGTGGCAGACAGTTTAGTGCCATGCCGCCGGGAATCCTGTTTCCTTCTTGGCTGCCGGTACCGGTGGACTCGCGTACACTTTCCCGACCGCCGGGACTTGAACCCAATTTAATCAATGCGGCGGCAATCTCAATGCTGCCCGTCTTATCCATGGTCGGGCTCCCATGTTCGCGCCGGGTGAATATTCTAGGGGAATCGGCGCGAAAATTCTGTGGGATACTCGGGGTAGCGGGATTCGAACCCACGGCCTCATGCGCCCAAGGCATGCGCTCTACCAGGCTGAGCTACACCCCGCGTCCTTAATCTTTATTTTGTGCGCCGACCTTTTCGGCGGCCAGGTTAATCCAGTCCTGCACGGTCGAAAGCATTGCCATCTCGCTGTCGAGAACCTCGATTTCGAATTCGTCCTCGACCGCCATGACAATCTCTACCAGGTCGAGTGAATCGGCCCCGAGGTCAGCTCCTACGAGGCTCTCGGGCTTCACTTCATGCTGTTGCATGCCGAGAAGTCGTGCGATGTGCGCGATAACCTTCTTGGAAACTTCTTCTTTGGTCATGGTAGACTCCTTTTTGATTGGTTAATATCCCGGGCTGCACGACTTGTCCTCGACAACCGGGCCTTCCTTCTCCTGCACCTTCACGCAATCGTCACAGAGGCACATGAATTCGGTATACTGGCCGAACGTGCACCTGTACATCTTGCACTCACGCGGTTCCCCGCAAATATCGCATGTTACCATAGGTCCTCCGCCATGCTACTTTTTCTTCCGTTTCTGCTCCCGCAGGAAACGCTTCAAAGCCCGCTCGAACGCGGGGTTTGACTTTAGTGATACGCCTTTCATTGATACCTCTACGGTTTCTCCTCGTCATGCTGCGGTCCGGCCAGGCTGTGTCTCTCGCCCAATGGCCGCTCCCGGTACATCCCGAGGTCCTTCAGTGTCTTTTCAAGTTCGCCGAACTTGCAGTCCAGCGTGAGGCCCTCCCGCTCGATAGTGGCGACATCCTTGGCGGTGTCATACCTAATCCATGCTGTATCCGACGTCCGGTGGTCGACATACTTCGTGGTATGCACGTCGTACGCGTGCATATCCTGCAGGTACCCTTCGATAAACCTGAATTTCCATATAGAAAACGACGTGATGTCCATAATTTACTCCAGTTACGAAGTTTATTCTGTAGAGGAGGGTACAGGATTCGAACCTGTGGGGGCTTTTTGGGCCCCTCCCCGTTAGCACCGGGGTGCGATAGACCAACTCTGCCAACCCTCCTTATGTCTTAGTATCCCGACCACGACTCGAACGTGGAATCAGTCCTTAGGAGGGACTAGTTATATCCTGTTTAACTATCGAGACAAGATGAGAAGTGTAGGGTGCACAGCCGGTTTCGAACCGACAACGTACGGCTCCACAAGCCGTGGCTCTACCAGTTGAGCTATGCGCACCATGAAACGCGACCTGCGCTGGAGTTAGTAGAACCAGCATCGCCCGCGGTATTTGGCCGGCCGTCGCCCGCCCATCTGCCGCCGGATTCCTAAGCACCCCCGTTTTTAGCGTAGGCTCATTTAGAAGACCAGGATTTTAGTACCTCCTCCAGGGCTCGAACCTGGGACCTCCGCGTTCGTAGCGCGACGCTCTAAATCCTACTGAGCTAAGGAGGCGAAACAGTAGTGGACCGGCCTGGATTTGAACCAGGGACCCGCTGGTTATGAGTCAGCTGCTCTAAGACCAACTGAGCTACCGGTCCAAAATTTCTGTTAGTGTCACGGGGTGGATTCGGACCACCATCTCATGCCGGCTGCAGTCCAGGCATGCGCTAACCATTAAGCTACCGCAACATGGTGGGAACGGCGATATCCTAGCTTCTAGAACGCGTCATCGCCCAGTTCCCTCTCGGTGTCCTTGCGGGGACTGTACTCATTCCGCCGATGCGGAAACCATCCGGCTAACTCCCAGCCGGCTAGGCCACTGTAACCAGTGTGGCCAACGGGTCCTTAATGCTCCACGTTACCAGGACGTAGCCGCACTCTGTCTTGTTTTACGTCGTTTCGACGGGCGCACCCGACGTCGGGGCTTGCCGGTGCATACCCGGCGCGTCCCTAATGGGCTCCCGCAATTTAAACCTAGGCTAATCACGGGTACACCCAAACTAAGAGTCTCGACGGCGCATTACTAGGATTACCAGAAAGTTACCCTAGCCACTGTTCCGCAACTTATGCTAGGCGATGTCCACCCAAAGTGTTGATTTGGTATGTTTTATGGCTTCTAAATGAGCCAGACTACGCCATATTCAAATATAGGACAATTACCTCATCACCGTCGAGACTTTTCAAACACACTGGGCCTATTAGCGGGCCCTTACCGCTTTACGCTCGCGTGGCCGGTACGCGGCTACACGCCTGCAACCTTTCCCGGAGTGGGATTGGTGATATGGCATCGTGCCAAGATTTTAGTCCACCGCCTTCGCGCAAGCCGGCCACACCCATGGTCGTACTCGCGTTCTACCCCGTGCTGAAGGGCGGTCCTACCGGCAGCAGGACGTAAATTTCGTGGAGGTGAGGGGAGTCGAACCCCTGTCCTAAACGCCATTCCGTTTCAACCGTATCACAATCCATCGTTTTGGGCCCTGACCTGTTGCCCGGGGAGATGTATCCTTGAGGGGTCCTGGTCCAGTGTAAGATAGCCGGTCTACGACCAGTAACTCACGGCTAAATTCGGGACTTATCTACTTGGTCCCGGGCTTTATTCATCCCACTTGACCCGGGCAACGGCGTGCTACCGATTAAGCAGCAACGGCGTAGGCGAATGCATTGTCAGCATTTATCTTTTCGGTCCGTTTTTACGAAGCCACAGACCAACTTCGTGTGAGGTCTCCACAGTCCGATGCCCAGTCGAAACCAAGCACCCCCGAAGAGCATGACCCTAGATTCCTGTCGGGCCAAGGAACTTGCCACGCGAATATCCAGAAATCTCAGACGCGCGGTAGCCATTCTATCTCAATGTTCGCTCCGGCTCGCCGGCTCGAACGGCGGACCCCATCATTACGAATGATGTGCTCTACCAGCTGAGCTAAGCCGGAAAAAGGTTCCGCTCACACACCCGGAGAGCGGAAATCCGTCCGCACCATACGATACCGGTGTTGCCCGGCACCCCGCCATATTGTACCTTAGGCGGGTCGGAACCCGTATAGCCGTGTTTTCTACCAGGGGAGGTAACGGCGTCAGGGTGGAGCTACGTCCGGGAGCGTCCTCCCGGCTGGACTGGTGACACATGCCCCGTATTTTGATGTTCGCAGGAAGTACCTGAACCTGGATGCAGAACAAGCGGCCTTGCCAATGTCAACCCTTTCTAATGGTAATGGCGTATGCCCCGGTTCTTGATGTTCGAGCAGGAAGTACCTGAACCTGGATACATGTACAAGCGGCCTTGCTTACGCCAAAATTTTATTTGTCATCATTTTCCGCATATCGAATTGATTACCTCTTTATGCGGCTTACCGAATAACCTAAGTATTGCCTTCGCAAGTCCTTTGTCACTATAACCCATGTATCCAGCTAGCTTGCACATAGGCACTTTGCCTTCTTCTTGATATATCAACCGTATACGGTCCGCAATAGCTTTTCTTTCCATATCAGCTTGTTCCACGGTAGCTTTTACCTTCATATCCAAGCATTGGTCACAGTATATGCTTGACTTCGAAGAAATCGGATTACCGCATAGACACGTCGGAACACGGACACTATAAAAATACACAGTAGATACTTGTTCGAACGGAACAGAATAGCGTTTAGGAACTATGCTGCTATCCGGTGCAGGCACGGCCCGCATAGTACGCGTTTCATTTTTGCATGCCCGGTCCGACCTATAATATTTCGACACGCATGCCCTTGAGCAAAACGATAATTTACCGTTAATAGATGTTTTCTGCTTTTCAAACCATGTACCACACCAAGGGCATTTTATCTGTATGAACGTGCGAGCGTGTTGCATGTCTAGCCTAATTCCAGATATTCCCTTTCTTTCGTTATCAGCAGCAGGAATTTCCTGTAAATTCGTCATATCATCATTCCAGCTACACCCATCGATATGGTCTACTACATAACCATCCCTCAAGCGCCGTCCTAACTTCACTTCCAATAAATACCGAGCATATAGCATACCGAGAAAGCAATCCGTTTCATTCTTTAGTATATCTATATACATCCGGCCATCAGATTTTAATCGTGGGCCAGCCGAATGATAGTCATCATATGGCGTAATCAGTGCCCTAAATTTGGGATGCTGCTTGGTAACTTGCATATATTTCCGCTTCATTGAAATCTCCTACGGTAATATAGTACTCTCGAGCAGATTCGAACTGCTATCACAAGATTCGGATTCTCGTAATCCTAATTCCATTAGACGACGAGAGCAAAGATGAACTAAATCAGCAACCGTTCTAGCACTCATCAAACAAAATGCGTGCCCGGGAAGTAAGTCAACCATCAAACGAGGAACTTCGTTTGGGCACGCAAATTCATGTACTCGGATTGGCACAAATCATCAACCCACAACGAAAAATACGTCCGGGTACACATTTAAAAGCGACACTGGCGGTAAATCGGTTTTGCAGACCAAGCTTTGGGTAGGAACCGCCTTGGTGTCTAAAAGCAAGCGCTGGGAGTAAGTCACTGTTGTTGGAAGTTTCAATAGGAACTCCCTTTGCGCCTAAACGTATGACACAGCCGTCTCCCGCGAGAATCACGCCGGGCCTTCCGTGACTTTCGTTAATTCCCCGTCACGGGTCGGCCCACGGGATTTCATGTTCGGCCGTTACCCTAGAGCACATACCGGAAACAGGGACTGAGTCCGCCGGCCTCCGGAGACCACCTTCTCTATGCTGCCAAGTGCGTCCTAACACACGGCATCATTTTGCTGACCCCCTAGAGCGTCCGCCGGAAAATTATACGGCAGCAGGAACATGCTCTCGGGCGGTTCGCCTAACAGGCGACTGTGTCGTTAAAGGTTTGCCGTCCCAATCTACGGCCGGAATCGAACCGGCGTCTCCCGGCCTGGTTAGCCGGGCGCTCTGACGAGGCCTCGTCCACCTTGCTAAGCTACGTGGCCATGGGAACGGCGGTCATTTTCTATAGGTACCAAACGGTTTTGCTGGTGCGTCGGGGCCCTAATCCGAAAATGACTTAATAGCGCCGCGCCGGGGACGTCTTCCCGGCACTTCCGCCGCAATCAACAGGACAGAACCGGACTCGAACCGGTGTCCCGGGTTGTTTTCCACCCGAGCTCTACCACCTGAGCTTACCCACCCAGTCTTAGCGACGGCAAAATCATAGTTACCAAACCAGGACTCGAACCTGGACACCCTTTCGCGCGAGGGCCGGGGACTTAGATTCCCCTGCGTCTAACGGCATCGTCGATGCACTTTCCGCCATTTGGCAATGTTTCGTAGCGGGAGTCGGACTCGAACCGACGACCTCGAGGTTATGGGCCTCGCGAGCTACCAACTGCTCCATCCCGCGATGATTAGTAGCGATGCCGGGATTCGAACCCGAGTTCCAGGAATGAAAATCCTGTGTCCTAGGCCTCTAGACGACATCGCCATGCGAACGGCGCGAGCGGGACGGGGGACCTCGACACAACCAAAAAGGAGAAGGGCAATGGAACTAGCCCTATACGTCCGCCCGTCCCGGCTCACGCCGAACTCATTAGTTAATTTCCCTTGCCTTCCTGAGCAGAAGACACCTCCCGGTTGCGAACCCGGGCGCACTCACGTTTATGCTAAAGGTATTCCACCACGCCAAAGCGCGTGGCTTCGGGCGGGACGCCTCCCGCCGGGGTAAGATTTCGTAAAATCTTCAAAATGCGAGCAACCTATCGTTGGTTGCAACGCGCAGTTTAACCCGAACTGCAAAGGAAACGCATCCGAACTGTCAATCTTCTGGGGAACCTCACGGGCTTCCCGGTGTACCAAATATAGCAATTTTCTGCAAAAACGTCAACCTGGTGGTTTTTGTTTATATCTTGGCACGAAATTCTTGCTAACCAAATATAGCAAAAATCGACCCGAGTGGAGTCCTTTCTGCTAAACATGGTCAAATAGAGCACTCGGAGGGACTCGAACCCCCGCATGGGGGCTTTGCAGGCCCCCGCCTTAATCCACTTGGCTACGAGTGCGTATAGTGTCGGGAACAGGACTTGAACCTGCACGGGTCTCCCCACTGGCCTCTCAGACCAGCGCGTCTACCAATTCCACCACCCCGACATATCCCGGGTCATCCCCGGAAAAGCTGGTACTTCCTGCTGAGGGCATGGCTCACGTCGTCCGGCAGCGGCCTGAACCAGATGCCCACCCTACAGTAGCCGTTGCCGTTCTCGTCGGTCGACTCCGGGGTAAGCTCGGTAAGACACGCGTCGTCGATGAAGCCGTAGTCTACATTCTCGACAAGGCCGAACCCCTTGGCGACTTCCTCCACCTTCATGAGGTGGGTGAGGTTCTTCGCCTCGCACACGGTCTTAACGAACAGCCCGCGGACATACTCGTCCATCGTGGCTGAATCCAGTTCGAACTTGACGGAGTATGAGTCGCCTTCCTTCGTCGCACTTCGGGAGATGAGGCGTGTCCAGAAACCTTCGGCGCAATGGGCTACCATCGCCGAAAGCTTTCCCTTGGACAAGTCCAGGTCCTTGCGAATGATGAACAGTCTTCTCATATATTCCTCCTTTGTTTAGTCCCGCAGGCAGGACTCGAACCTGCACACCTTTCGGCATGCGCTCCTAAGGCGCACGCGTCTACCAGTTCCGCCACTGCGGGATATTGGCCAACCAGGCCTCGAACCCAGCCCTGATGGCTCAAAACCACCCGTGCTACCTCTACACCATAAGCCAATTATGACGACACCAAGACTCGAACTTGGAACCAACAGATTAGAAATCTGTCGCTCTAATCCATTGAGCTATGCCGCCAATCGTTTAGTCCCCGGAGAAGGAATCGAACCTTCAGATGTCGGCGATTTTGAATCGCCCGCCTATGCCAGTTCGGCTACCCGGGGATGATAAGCGAATATCCGACAACGATTCGGAAACTACAGCTTGGAGGGCTGTCGTGTTGCCAATTACACCATATTCGCATAGTGCGGGTGGGGAATTTCGAAATCCCGACCCACGTATTAAAAGTACGTTGCTCTTCCTCTGAGCTACACCCGCAGAGTGCAGTTGATAAGAGCATGGCAACTGCAACCATCATAATCGGGTGCGTTTAAGAATCTTCTTCATCGTGTGTACCTCCTATCGGCGATATCGGGCTCGAACCGATACGCACGCAAGTGCCCCGGTTTTTAAGACCGGGTTGTCTACCTATTCCAGCAATCGCCGGAGTTTCCATTAGTCTCGACGGCAAGACTCGGACTTGCACGCAAATGCACCGGCTCCTGAAGCCGGCGGGTCTACCAGTTCCCCCACGTCGAGGTAGTTGCCCGTGATGGACTCGAACCACCGAATGCGCGAGTCAGAGTCGTGTGCCTTACCAACTTGGCGAACGGGCAGTAAGCGGCATACGAGAATCGAACTCGTGACCTCAACCATGGCAAGGTTGCGCTCTAAGCCAACTGAGCTAATGCCGCATAAGAATATATAGTGCCGGCTGATGGATTCGAACCACCGGAAGTTCGTGAGAACGGGAGGGTTACAGCCTCCTGCCATTGACCGCTAGGCGAAACCGGCATAGCTCCACCTCCTGGACTCGAACCAGGGACGACCCGATTAACAGTCGGGTGCTCTACCAACTGAGCTAAGGTGGAATAATAATTACTGGGTTAAACTTATATTGGTTAGTCAAACGAGTCAGTATTACGGGATGACACGCTGCGTTCATCGTGACATTCACCCTAAATATATTAATACCTATTATATAATGCTGGAATTCTTATTTATAGTATCGTCCAACATATGCACTGTCCGACTGTTTTGGCTTAGTGGAATCCTTCCATAAAGTTCGTGATATTGGCACATATTTATTAAATAATGCCAGAATACCAGGCCGCTTTAACGGCAAATTAGTCATGCTGGTAAACTCACTAAATGATGTGTAGTTTCCACTATGAAATAAGTCCCATATTTGTTTGGCCAGAATCATACTACATTGCTGGGTTTTATTAAATAGTACCATTGTTTCCCCGCGAAACAGTCTACGGCCTTTATACCAAGGATATTTTAACGGAATTATGGATGACGTGGATGCACCAGTGTATGCATTAGTATACCATATTTTTCCATATTGCGAATTTTGGCTACCTGATTGCAGCTTTGAGTTAAGCTGGCCTACCATACTCGCAAACTCGGCCCGAATATATTCATATGTTCTCGCATTAATATATCTTCCTGTATGACCGCGTTCAATCGATTTCATACACCATAAAGCAAATAGCATCTTGCTCCTCTCTATAGTCCCCTTATTAAACATTTTAAACAACAACCAATGGCAAATAAAATGTTCTCTCCCCGTCAATAAGACTATATTACTTGCGATATTTTTACCACCTAATGACCGCGGGAGAACATGGTGCTTTTCAAAATACATCCCATGTTTCTTCAATTTTAACCGTGATAAATAATCATTTTGCGCACGGAAGATAATGTTTAAGTAAATATGTCTATAGTTCATATTGTCAACTCTTCGATAAACCTTATATAAAAATACATAATTTTGTTCATTATGTCATTCATATATTTGTCGAACATATTTTAGTGCCACCGGGAGGAATCGAACCTTCGACGCGGGGCTCTTCAGGCCCCCGCTCTACCGGACTGAGCTACAGTGGCATGATAGTTCTCACCCTTGGACTCGAACCAAGAACCTCCGCCTTATCAGAGCGACTATCTAACCAGTTGATATAGATGAGAATACAAACAAACTAATGGATACATACCGGGGTCGAACCGGTATCCCCCGGATGCGGACCGGGAATTCTACCATTGAACTAATGACCCGAAATAGTGGACCGCACCGGAATCGAACCGGCCTCGCATGGACCCCAGTCCCGTAATGTCCTTATCCCATCATGTCGGAACACTGCCGCCGGCAACGGCGACGGTTGGTTCCTAGGAATACGGATAGATTACTATCTGTCCAGGCAGTGCCCATCGGGTAGTTGCTGGCTACCCTTGCTTCTAGCAGCCCATATTATACTGGACACATATCGGGGTCGAACCGATGACCTCCTGAGTGCAAATCAGGCGCTCTACCAACTGAGCTAATGGCCCATAAAACATATCGCATCCGAACTGTCAATCTACCGCAAGGCTGCTCGAGCCTTGCTTTAATGGAAGCGAAGGAAATCGAATCCTTCTCAACGATGCTGCCAGCATCATTCGCCACCTTGGAACATGCGCCCCCGAATGGTTAAACGGAAAGGGCGGTTGCCTGCTGATGCAACCGCCCTTTTCGTCTCTCGTAAACCTTTTCGTCTACCTGGAACTAAGTTGCATCAGCCTCCGCTTTTCCTGCGAAACCCAAAATGCCAAAATAACGTGCGTCCTGGGCCGCAGCTGTTAATTTGCACAGATTGTTGAGTTGCTTTAGCATCTTTAATTCCTTTGACGTAATGTTTATAGCAATAGTAGATAAAAACGAATGAAATGGCAAGGGAAAATGCAAGAAAAATGTGTAAAATTTTCGTTACATTCTACTCGTTGGTGTATAGGCGCAGCTGTCAGACGCCCCGTACATCAGCGTCTGATGCGACACGACGTATCCATCGTCAGCATACTCGTTGATTTTCTCCATCACCTTTGACGGGTCTCCAGTTGTCAAGAAATCCTCGGTGAACGGCTTCCGGAATTCGACTTTACCGTATCTTGCCACGAGTTCCACGACGATAGTTTTCGAGCCTACCTTCTTCTCAAGGCGCACCTCATACTGCATGCGACACAGCACTGCAGAATTATCATAATGGATGCCGCCAGGCAACTTCAGAGTAGAATACCTCTGTCGCAATAGGGTAATAAAATTCGGTACATATACAAGCATATGGTACTCCTTTGTACTAAATGGTAGGCATCAGTTGCTTGCTGTCCTTCACGCAGTAGAGCATGAAGTAACTGTCGCTCGTGTCGAACCGGTCCTTTACCGAAATGGTAAACGTATTGTCGGATTCGCTCCAGGTAGCGCACGCATACGGTTTCTTTGGGACATCATCCGCACCATTTGCGTGTGCAGTCTCGGCATCTACTGCGTCAAGAAGGTCATGCACGGCATTTTCCAGTTCTTCCGTATAGTCATCGTCATGCCAATACTTGAAGGAACCATCCTTCCCGAACTTGCGGCAGAACTTCTTTACCTCTGTTTCATTCATCTTGTCCACTCCGTCGAGAGACAGGAGGATAGGCCTTGCAAGCATCGGCGTGGCTTCATCAATAGCGAACGGCTTGGCCTCTTGCCTAATCTCTTCCGGGAATGCGAACCCGAACTTTTTCATTGCGAATTCCATAGCCGGAAGACGGATATTCAGGGGAGGTACTGCAGAGTTGAGGTCAAACCCGAAGCCGTCATCTTGCTGCGGCTGCCGTTGCTGTGCATCGTCCGTATCTCCCGGGTCTTCAACGGTTTCCTCGATGTCTTCATCCGCGTCCTGCCCGGCATCAACTATCCTGGGTGCAGCAGTGATACGCTCACGCAACGCATTCGTCGTCTGGGTATCGTACTTGCGTTCAATCTTGCCTTCAATAAGTTCCTCGAATACAAGGCCCTTCAGGTCATCGACCGCATCTTCCTTTGACACGACACCTTCACGTGTAACCAGGACAGCGTTCTCGTCCTTGGATACACCGATTCCATGGCTGAACCTGAACTTGGCTCCCTTCGCAATAGCCATGCCCAAGAACTCGAACAAGGTAGGGACACGCCAGCCTGCGGGGATTGCATGCAGCACAGTCCTTGCACTGTAGAATACAAAGTTCCTATCGGCATCCAGGTCGTTCACCAGAATCCTCTGCTTGCCTTCATTGAGAGTTTTCCAGCGAGTCTTGTCAAAGCCAAGCGGGGTAATCATCTCAAGGGCGCTGTACTCATCAACAAACACGCCGCAGTAATTGTCGTCACTGTACATGACATACTTTCCGTCCTTGTCCAGCTTGTTCTCGCCGGGGTCGATTGTGTCTGCACGCCATTGACGGTAATTATCGCATGCCTGCTGATAGGCATGGCTCTCGTACGAGTCGTAGTTGCCGGAGTCGCTCATCTTGTACACGTCGGAAGACAGGTACACCTTTGCGTGACCGTTACGGTCGATGTCAATGGATGTAAGCGGCATGAACTTGTTGAGACACACCGGGTCCGGAATGATTTCCTCGTCCTGTACACAGCCCTCAACCATGTCCCCATCCATATCGATGTCAGTATCTCCCTCCGGGTGATAGACAACTCCTCTGTTGCCTACAGTGATGCGACCTTCGGACTCATAGCGGAGACCCTTCTTCGAATGCAGTTCATCGAAACAATACCAGTCATATTCAAGAGCCTTGCGGTTGTCGGCAACCCCGGTGCTCTCACGGATATCCGGGACCGAGATATAGGATACCGGGTCAAGCATCCATTCGCGATTACCGATTACCGCCGTGCGGTATGCGCGGCCATCCCTATCGTCGACGAACTTGCGTTCACGAGTACTGCACTTTGCAGTCACCGCATTGGTTATCTTGTTGGCGAGCTTCTTTGCCCAGCTGAGGCATACCCTGTTGTCCTTCTGGCGGGCGCGTTTCATTACACTCTCGATGTGCTGGTAGTCCCTCTTGCTGAACGGAGGGCAAAGCTTATAGAACGGGCCGCCCATGAGTTCGGACAGTTCCCTCTCGGAATACTTGTTGTCGCCCTTGCGTTCGTCGATATTGTCGTGCGCGTGGTTCCAGCGGTTGTTCACGTGCATGAGACGGCCATCGGGACCGATATCGATGCCGAGCATGGACTCGCCATACAGCGGGTCGTCTTCCGTCATCGTCTCGAAACCGGGAAGCACGGCAAGGTACAGCTTCACCACGGAAATCCTGGAGTTTCCCTTGGAATCGGTCTTCCGGCTGTAGGAATACGACTTGAACATGCTCTTGGAACCTAGATGGCACCAGTTATGCGGGGCGGTGTACTGGTAATACTTGTTGGCAGTGGCAAACGAATCCAGCCAGATTACCTTGTATCGACGCGGGCCGTACTGGATTTTGCCAAGCTCGCGCTTCAGTTCCTTCCAGTTACCGGACACGGTGCTGCCAAAGCGGTCGACGAGGTCCTTGAACGAGAGTTCCTTGCCGTCGATTGCGATGTGGCGGGTAAATTCTGTAAAGTGCGCGATAGAGATGATGCGCACGAAGTCGCGGAGGTCGGCAAGCTGGCGGAAGTCCTCGTCGCCCGTACCGAAGAGGAGCTCCCCGTATGCGATACGGGCAAGCCCCGGGGCGAACTTAATCTTGCACTGGCCGTCACGGAAGAACTGCCTGCGGAGTTCCTCGTAGCATGCACGGGTCCAGGACGATATATTCCTGTTGAACGCAATCTCGGTATAGATGCGGCGGATTTCGTTCAAGTTCGGAAGGGAAAGAAGCACCTTCTTGGTGTACCTGTATGCGTCGCCCTCGCTTCCCGGGCCAAGTTCCTTTTCGCTCATTTATAACCTTGATAGTTATGGTGTTGACAATATAATAAAGGGTAGGCACGTATGGCCTACCCCAAATATAGCAAAAAGTTGGCGTTCATGCGCAACATCTGTGCAGACCGGGTTTTGCACGCACCGCGACGGAGGCGACACCGTCGACCGCACCGCAAGCCGTTTAGACTCCTCGCGGAGGGCCACAGCACAGGACAGCATCAAACCAAGCGCAGCGCCAGGCCCGACCCGCACGTTTCACGGAGCCCTAGGTGGCTCTCCTGTCCCCAGTTTCGAACCTAGGAACATTCGAATGGCCAACTCCGCGTGATGCGGCGCATGTACGCCAACTTGTTAGAGCGGGAAAAGGGGCTCGAACCCTCGACATCGACCTTGGGAAGGTCGCGCTCTACCAACTGAGCTATTCCCGCTGATATACCAAATATAGCAAAAAACTCCTGGCGTGGAGGCGGGTACCGCGAAAAAAGTGAATTATTTCTTCAGGATTTTAACGTCCCCGGTGATATCCAGGATTTTCCCGTTGATGAAATACACCCGGACGAACCTCTTCCCGGTCAGGTCTACGCTGTACTCCGCCTTCCTCACGTCGTTGAACACGTAGGTGTAGCAGAAGCTCGGGCGGCACACCTCCACCTTGACGGGCTTCCCGGCGAATACTGAACATGCGAGCAGTGCCAATACAATCAGAATCTTCTTCATATCATTATCTCCAATTGTAAGTTTAGCGAAACACAAAATGCCGCCCGCTAGGGGCGGCATTCCGTATGATTCAATACATGTCACCGATGTATCTCGTACTGCACGTCTCCGCAGGTTGCAGTCGAGTCGGTCGACGTACACCACGCGTCAGCGCCGGTCTCTCCGGTGGAGCACCCGAGAAAACAGACGTTCATCACGGCGAGCAGGAGCACCAGGACAATCGCAATTATGTATCCCTTCATGGCGCACTCACTTGAGCAGGTCCAGGAACTGCTGCAGGGTTTCCGGGGTGTACACCGTAATCTCCTGGCCGGCCTTCCTGAGCTCGTCAATCTTCTGTACCTTGGACGGCCCGGCGTTGTCTCCCATGAGCACCACGTTGCACTTCTTTGTAATGGAAGAACAGATGGTGCCGCCGTTGGCAACGACCATGTCCTTGAACACGTCTCGGTCGAGCTTCTCGAACGTGCCGGTCATGATGCACACCTTCCCGGCGAGCTTCGCGGACTGCACTTCCTTCACGTTCTGGGCGACACCCCATGTAGCGAACTCGGTAAGGGCACCCTCATACTTGGTGACGAACTCACAGAACTTTCCGACGATTACCGGGGAGATGCCGGCCTTCTGGGCACGGTAGCAGAAGTCGTCGATGAACCCGGTAGGGTCGCCATCCTGATAGATACGGATGAAGCCACCGGCATCATGGACACACTTGGCCACGGCCGGGGCTACCTGGTGACCTAGGCCAGGAATGGAGAAGCCCTCGATAAGCTGATGGAGGTAGTTTCCCTTCGACTTGTCGATGCTCTGCAGGAGTTTCTTCGCACCGGCTTCAGTCTTGCCGCATGCGTCCATGATGTCCTGTATGGTCAACGTATAGAAGTCCGTAAAGAAGCGGAGCTTGCCTGCCTCCAGCAGCTGTTCCACTATCGACTCGCCGATACCCATGATGTTCATGCATTCACGGGATACGAAGTTGGCGAGCTTGCCGCCAATCTGTGTACGGCATTCCTCGTTGGAGCATACCCAGGCGACCAGTTCCTTGCCTTCATTGTTCACCTGGCACTTCAGTTCCCCGCCGCAGCACGGGCAGGTAACCGGACGGAGGTAGCGTTCATATGCCTTCTCCGTATCATTCGTGGGAACCCACGGCTTGACATGCGGAATCTTGTCCTTGTCGCACTTGGTACGTTCGACTTCGTAGGTATCCTTGGAACGGTCGGTCTCCGTACACTTGACCAGTTCCGGGATAATCTCGCCGGCCTTACGGATTACTACATGGCAACCCTTGTGCAGGCCGAGATAGTCGACGAGGTCCCAGTTGTGCAGGGAACAGCGCGATACCGTCGTCATTGCCAGATGCACCGGCTTGATGATGGCGACGGGAGTGATTGCGCCGGACATGCCGATGGACTGCTCGATGTCAAGCAGCTCGGTCTCCTTTTCCTCCGGCGGGAACTTGTATGCACGGTAGAAGTTCGGGGACTTCGCGGTGTATCCGAAGCGCTTCTGGTCTTCCTTGTCGTCCACCTTCAGCACTACGCCGTCAATGGGATAGGGCTGTTCGAAACGCTTCTCGCGCATCCTCTCGGCAAGCTCAACTACTTCGTCTACAGTCTCGGCAACCCAGTGTTCCGGTACTTCAAAACCGAACTCCTGCAACTGCATGATGTCGGTATCCTGGAAGCGGTTGGGGCTTCCCTTGACGATGAGATATGCAACGAACGACAGACCACGGGATTCTACCTCGTCCGGGTCATGGGACTTCAGCGTACCCGATGCGCCGTTCCTGGGGTTGGCGAAGGCCTTCTTCCCCTCGGCAATGAGCTGGTCGTTGATTGGTTCGAAGTCAGCGTATTTCCATACGGTCTCGCCACGGATTTCCACCTCGCCGAGCCAGGGAATCTTAGTGAGCACACCCTTGACGCGGAGCGCATTCTCGAACACGGAGTCGCCGATGTTGTCCTTGCCGCGGGTAACGGCATCGACCAGCTGGCCATCCTTGAACTTCAATGCTAGGCTCAGGCCGTCCAGCTTGTATTCGCCTTCCAGACGCTTGACTCCGTTGTTGAACATCATGGTGGCCCATTCGCGGGTCTCCTCGATACCGTTGGAGTTGGCGATTGAAATCATCGGGATTTCGTGCTTCACCTTGCGGAATCCGTCAGCCCCGTCCTCCACGTGGCGCGTTGGCGAGGTATCCAGGATGACACTGGGGTTTGCCGCCTCGAATTCCTTGAGGAGGATGTAATTCTTGTCGTATACGTCGTCCGGTACGGACGGCGTGCCAGCGGCGTATTCCCTTGCCCATTGGGTGAGAACGTCGCACATCTCTGCATACTGCTTGAAGTCTATCATATCCCCAAATATAGCAAAAAGGCCGCCCGGCGGCGACCTTCCATAATTTCATGACGGGCGGACTACGCATTCCTGACAAGACGGACCGACAGTCCGACCATGTCCGTACCACTGAGTTTCCCTATGCTAGTACTGGCCCCAGTGTCAAGGTAATTTAATTCAACATAGCGGGCCCACTCGAAACTGTCTTCACACCTGTCACTGGTCCAGAAGAAGGCGAAGTGCCGCTTACATCCCACGCCCCTACGACCATGATAGCGGTTGTACTTTCCGGCCGGTTTCGCGTCGAACCCGTACGTGTCGAACCCGTTTCCGTTTTCGTCATCGACGCCCGGTCTCCATCCTTCGGTCGACTTGAGGTTGAGCCCCGCCTTTTTATAACCGCCGCATGTCTCTATGAGCTTGTCCCAGTCGTCCATGGTAGGGAGCCGCCAGCCGTTTCCGTACGCGGCAGCCACTTCCATTGCGGCATTCCAGGTAAAGTAGGTCTCGTCGCCGACGTGGACTATCCCGCGCCTCCTGTTCGTGCGCATCTGCAGGTTGTGGCTCATCCATACCTGGTCGCCGATGCGTATCGAATCGTTGTCGATGCGCTCGACATGCCGTTCCGGCATTGCCGTGGGCGGGCACAGCTCGAACACGTTCCCCCCGAGGACGTTGGACAGCTGGGTGGCGTCCATCGCCTGGTCCGAACCGCCGTTGGCATGGTTCCACCGGGTCGTCACCGCCCGCAGCGTGCCCCACGGGTCTACTATGATGGATATGAGCGACAATCCGTAGCTGTCTAGCGGCGCGTCCGGGCCCTTTACGGGTTTCATCCGCCTGAAGTTCGGCCTGTACGCGAAATATACCCTGTTCATCCCGTCGGCGGTGTACGAACGCCACATGTTCTCCATGTGGGTGATGCACCACGGGGAATCCGGGTTAGTGTACTTGAAGAATTTCGTCGCGCTTTTGTAATCCGGAATCTCCTTGATTACGTAGTCGCTTGCCTGGTAATCAGCCGATGCGAGTTTCTCCTTGAGTTCGTCGTCGGCCTTCTGCACGACAGTGCCGAACCGCGTCTCCAGTTCATCGTAGGACATGCCGTTGAGGTCGCCGTCATACTCGCCGGCGTGCCCTTCGGAAATCAGCTTGACAATCTTCTTGAGTGAAGCCAGCTTCCGGCTGTCCTGTCCACGATTCTCCAGCTTGAGTTCCCCGTATGCAATCCTGGTGACCCCCGGTTCGAACTTCTGGTTCGCACCGTCATGGAAGAACATGTTCCTGATTGTGCGCTCGAAATACTCGATGTATGTCTGCTGCTTCCCGCTCATGGTCAGCACGGGGTTCCCGGCGTCGTCCACGGCAATGTCATCCCATCTGGATGCAAGCTGCGGGAACAGGCTGCGGATAACGTTCTTGGACTTGTGTGTGGCTACTGAGGCCACGTCCTCGAACAGGGCGCAGTATGCCTCGGTAAGTACATTGCGGCACAATGTGTTTCCCGGGATTTCACTCAGCAATTCTCTCAATACGTCCATGGCAACCGTCCACTTCGATATCCATAGTTTATGCGGCACCCGAATAAACTGCAAGAAAACAGGGGTATAATTATGAAGAATATAGCTATCAGCGTAAACGGTGGCGGCGCACTGGGTATCGGCCCACTTGCCTTCATGTGTAGGCTCGAACAGGACATCGGCAAAAAGCTGGGTGATATTGCAATCGCATTTGCCGGTACATCAACCGGGGCCATCATTGCGGGTGGACTAGACGAGGGATATTCAGCGCATGACCTATTCGACCTGTATTACAATAACCTAGGGAAGATATTCACAAAATATCCATGGTACAAACGGGTACAACCTACATGTCCAACATATGACAACACTAATCTCATTAAAATACTAAAATCTAAGTTTACTGGGAAAGTTTCCGATTGGAAAAAACCTATATTTATTCCAACTACACACACCAATGGAAAAAGCGTAGAAAAAGTATGGGATTTAGGTGATACCGATACGGACAAATGGTTGGCTATTCTGACCAGCACTGCCGCTCCGTCCTATTTTGACGTTGTCATAAAGGATGGACAATCATATATTGACGGTGGATGCTGGGCAAATTCGCCAATCGCCGTGCTGAACGCCGGTCTAAAACGGTCAGAATATAATGGAAATCTTAAGATTCTGGCTTTCAATACTGGCATGGACCACCCAAACAACAAGATTGAAAACAAAACCTTGCTTGGATGGGCAGACTATATGTTAACCGAATGGGTAGCTCGCGCAGGCAAAAGCAACGAATATGAGGTAATAGCTGATATAGGAGCCGATAATGTTGCACTCGCATCACCATACACCGATTGTATCCATAAGATGGATAACGTAGAAAAGAAACATGTGCAGGCAGTTATCGATATATGGGAAAAATATTATGAAGAAAACAAACGATACTTCATTGGATTCATTACAGGTTGATATCGCATGCTTCCTGCATGCCAAAAAGAAAGGCGGTGGATTTCCACCGCCTTTTAAATTATTGGGCCGCTCCCCCGGCACCACCTCCGCCATCGGCATATCCGACGTCGGTTCCCTGGTAGTCCAGAGGATTGGTAATCGTGTACCCGCAGCGCATCGGCATTGTGCAGTTCGGGACACCCATGAACAGGCGGTCCCGCTGGTTCTTCTTGCCGGTCTTCGAAAGTTCATCCATGACTGCGTTGTTGTACTTCCCGAAGTTTGCTGGGGTAGGCGTACCTGCAGTCCTGCCGTGGAGAAGCGCACTGTTGAGCTGTCCCTTCTTGAACTGGGCAAAGTCCGGGACTTCCCATTTTTCCTTCGCTGTTTCCTCGCCGGTGTCCCTGGTGCAAGTGCCGTTGATGATGGTGTTCACCTGTGCCGGACATACATCTGGCTGGTTCGTACCGGAAGCCGCATGGGGAACAACGTGCATGAATCCCTTGTAGTCGATTGCCGGGGTCTGCCTGGTGGCGGACGCGGGCATGAACTGCTGTTCCATGAACAGCTTCCGGTAAATCTTCGCTGCCTCGAGCACGGTCGGGGACTGGGTTTCCCGGTACATGTCGTCCATGAACTTGAGTATGGCGTTATGCCGTTGCATTCGTAGTCCCCTGCTGAGTGCCAGTCACCCCGTTCGTATCCTTGGATGCAATACCGAGAGTATCCCGGAGGTTCCGCACCTTGTCGTCGGCCGTCTTTGCCGCATCCTGTGCGCTCTTGAGCTGGGCAGGGATGGTGTCGGCCTCGTCGCTCTTGACGAGGTTGTCCACGTTTACCGGGATGGTCTCTCCATCCTCGAACATTGCGGTGAACGCGGCCGATACGCTCTCGGCGAAATAACCCGGGGCATCCCCGCATGACTTGACTACGGCCCTATGGAGTACATCGATGTTTCTGAGCATGGTTCATCCCCCTTACTGGAACAGTTTATAGAGAAAGGCCCCACGTACCGGGGGCCTTTAAGGGACGTACCGCCAAAATCAGCGAAGTATCAGCGAGAGCACGACAACTACCAGCGACAGCAGGGATACGGCCAGGGGGATATACTGCTTCGCCCTGTCGTGCATGACGAGGATGGCAATCTGGTGGCGAAGCCCGGAAATGCGCTCGTCGCTGTAGTCCCTGACGCTGTCACACTTCTCGTCCATCGCCTTCATCGCGTCGACGACCATCGCGTCCATCTCGGCCAGCTTCTTCTCGTTGGAGTTGGCCTTCGCCAGGGCCTGCACGGCCGCGCCGTGGACCTTCATGCTGAAGTCCGAAATCCTGCTGATGGTGTTCGCCATCACCTTGACCACGCGTAGTGACGCCGGGGCTTCCAGGGCTTCCCCGTTCGGCCCGTTCATCTGCTCGCGCAGGTCGTCGTCGCCGGACATCATGTCGGCAGCGCCTTCGAACATGCCGTCGAGCCCGTCCTCTCCCACCTCTATCGAGCCGCATGCTCCGAGTCCATCGGTCTGCGACAGGAACTTCGGCATGTCGTAGTCGTACTTGCCGAAAACCTCCCAGCTCTGCAGGATGGTGTTGATGAGGCGCTCGAGTTCCTTCTGGGAGTTCGACGTGAGCTCGTCCTCGGTGGGCTCGTTCATCTCCACCTCCATGCGGCTGATTTCGTCGTCCAGGTCGGCGTCGCTGATGGATAGGCCGGCATTCTTCTTCATGCCCACCAGGAACATGTCCGGGTAGATTTCGGTATACTTGTCGTAGACCCATCCGCGGAAGGACGGCACCTTGGACTCGCATTCCGACGCGGAGCATCCGCACAGGACGACGTAGAAGCTCGATATCCCGTCGCAGTCAAGCACCGACTTGTAGTTCTTGCTGTCAAGGAAGACGCTAGTCTTTATGCCGCTGCCGCTCTCGCCGAGACGCTCGACCACGCGGCGGAACAGCCAGTTCCCGGTAATCGGGACTACCGTGGGGCACAGGGCGAGGATACCGGGAATCGCCCCGGATTCGGCCATCGTGTCAGTCATTACGGCCACCTGCCCGTAGAACACGTCCGTCAGTTCGGCCGTATCCCACAGTTTCTTCCTGCAGAAGATGTTGGCGTCGTCAAAGTCCTGCTTCTCGCAGTCATAGCTCATTATGATGTTAATTTGTCCCATACTTCACGTCAATAGTTACGTAGTTCATCCTGTAGTTGGAAATAACGTCGCCCTCGTCCGTCGTCACGCCGACCGGCTTGTACACCACCTCGCCCGCCTCGATGCTTTTCATGAGGAGGGAGCCGTACTTGTTGTTCTTGATGTCGAAATCCACCTTGAGGACGCCGTTCTCGACGGAGGCATCCGTGGATACCGCCATTGCGTGCTCCGGCCAGGAATTGCAGACAGGAATCTTGCGGGCCCTGCGCTCCAGCGGGGAAACCTCCTCGATGGTCACCGGGGTTTCCTTGATGTCGGCGCACAGCTTCTCTATGGCCTCCGGGGTATACACGTGGCCGCTCCTGGTCGGTTGCCCGGCGACCAGCAGTTCTACCTGGATGTGTCCCAACGGCTTCTTAGCTCTTGGCATCTGCTTCCTTCCTCCATTCGGCGAGGTCGGCGTTCATGCCTACTTCCTCCATCGTCCTTTCCAGGGCCAGCCGGCGGCGGCTCCAGTAGTCGGTGGACGCCTTCATCAGGAGGAGCCGCACTTCAGGACCGGTCTCCTTCGCCTTGATGATTGCGACCGCCTGGTCGTACATGCGGCGGCAAAGCATCCATTCCGCCTTCAGCTTGTCCTTGTCGCCGAGCAGCACGTTGTACAGGTTGTACTGTTCGTCGGTGAAGGACGCCTTAATCTTTTCAATCTTCTTCATGTCCATTAGAACACACTCCCCTGGTCGACTAGGCCGAGCTGCTGCGCACGCATGGCCAGCATCTGCGTCACCTCGTTGCTGAAGTCCTGCACCGGGAACATCTGCTGCGTGGGTGCCTCGCTGGAGAACCAGCACAGGTAGCACTTGCCGATAGGAATGCCCGTGGCTTCGGTGAACAGGTGCTTGTACATGCAGAGCTGCATGGAATACTTGTGGTATTCGCAGTTGGCGAGATGCCCGAACGGCGGATTGAACTTGAAATTCGAGTCGAGGTTGAACTTCTCGTTGGACTTCCAGTCCCAAATCTGGAACTCGTTCGCCTTCTTGTTCCAGAAAATCTGGTCGACGATTCCGCACACCATGTACTTGGGAGAACCGATGACCTGTTCGGAAACAACAGGAATCAGCTTGCCCCGGATAGACTCGCGGAACTGGTCTACCTGGAGAATGATGCGGTTGTAGCGTTCCCTTATGGGGTCTTCCGTATCGTTAGGGAATGCCTCCTTGATGGAAGCATCGTCGTACCTGTAGAACTTGTTTGCCATGGCGGCTTCGATGTACGAGTGTACCCTGACGCCGAGCTCGGTGGAAATCTTTGCCTTGCGCTTCCACATGGCCTTCACTTCCTCGGCGGTTACCGTCTTGCCTTGCTCGGCAGACATCTTCTGTGCGGTTATCGGTGCCTGCGCATCAGAATCAAACGGCGGAATGTATGACTCCACCAGCTTGTTCACGCCAAGCAGCTTCACCGCGTTGATGGTGAACGTATTCCACTTCGTATCGGCCTTAATCATGCCGAACGCGTTGTCAACTCTTTCGAAAAATTCGTGCATCGGATTTCCTCTCCATTTAAACTAAATCAAAAGGCCGTCCCGGGGCGGCCTTGTGTCATTTCACGTTCCAATCGACCAGGTGGATGTACCTGGCCCCTATCCTGTATCCGTCAGGTACGTCGGGTACCGCCTTGAGCGACTCGGCCAGGCTCTTGTCCCACAGTTCCTCCAGGGCGTCCTTGATTGCGTCCTCCAGCGTACAGCTGATGGCGCAGTCGATTACCATGTCGGGCTTGGTCTGCTTGGCGTTGAACGCGTCCGGGTACTCCTTGGTGAGAATCTTCTTCCACTTCTTCACCACTTCCGACGGTGCGCTGTATTCGGGGATTACCCTGGCCTCCGCGGCGTTCGGGTCCAACCCCTGGAAACCCTTGACGTACGCCGGGAGATACTGGGAAAGCTCGTCGGGAACTTCCAGGGTCAAGTCGACGGAATACGCCTTGAGCGGGAGCATGGTCGGCATGTCCCTCTCAAGGTCCTTGAGCATGTACTGTACGGTGAACTTGCTTACTGTTACGTCGGCGAAAGCCATGCTATGCATCCTTCGTGAGCTTCATGAGCATCTTGGCCGTCACGGGCGACGTTACCAGCACCGTGTTGAAGGACTCGACGAAAGCCTTCACTCGGTCGATGGACACCGGGTGCGACATGAACTTGTTGTCCTTGGCGCTGCCGTTGGTCACGTATGCGGAATGCTTCCCGGCGAGCCACATGAACGACACGTCGAGCACCACGGCGCCGATTGCGCCGGCGTACCCGTTGCCGATTGACTGGGCGACCGAGGAGGCGAACATGTCGGCGCAGCGCTCGTTGTTCCTGGAAATCGAGTTCTGGTCCGGCTGGCCGTAGTGACCGAGGCACGCGTGGCCGAGCTCGTGGCCGATGAGGCCGACAAGGATGGCGATTGCGTACATCCTGACAACTTCCTCGCGATGCCCGTCGCACTGGATGTGGAACTCGTCGAGGAACCTCTGCACGAAGTCGCTGCCGGCCTCGAACGAGGTGAGCCTTGTGGCCGACCAGGCGAGCATCTTCTTCGCCTCGCCAATCCTGTGCGTGCGGTCGATGTACTCGCACACGTGTGCGACCATGTTGACCCACCGGAGCATCCCGGCGTATACCGACAGGATATGCGTGTACTGGTTCCAGTCCACCACTGGGTAATACTGGTTCAGGTGGTTCCTGACAGCATCGGTGAGCCTTCCGCACGACGCGTTGATGTCATCCGTATCGCGGACAGTTAGGTACGTGCTCTCGACAATGGACCTGTAGTTCTTGTTGTCGGACACGAACTCGCACGCCTTGCACTGCGCGAAGGCAGTCTCGCAGTCCTTGTCGGTTACATAATAGGACGTTCCTGATTTGTAAGGCATCTCGGTATTCCTCTTTCGTCTAGGACAGCAATCACCCTTCCCGGGATTTCCGACGGGCGAGCTGCCTTGTTGATGGCTTCCTTGATTTCCGGGGCAGTGCGTGCGCGGTTCCATACGGCCCATTCCTTGTCGGTCATGTCGCCGCGGTTCACGTTGACGATTCCGTAACTGCCCGCCGAGAAGAGCGGGACGACCACGTAATCTGCTGCAAAGTCTTCAATCCTGGCATTCATAGATGAACCCTCTCTGGTAAATATAGCATAAATCTAGTTTATTGGCGTCGGAAATACGGTATAAACTTACGAAAAAGTGAAAAGTTGGGTACCTTATGTACACTATCGAAGACATACAGAGGATGAGTGGAACCAAGGACAAGGCCCTGGCCGAAGCGCTGTTCGCCGGCCTTGGCACGGCCTCGACAGGCAGGCCCCTCGAGGAGGGAGTCCTCGGCAAACTCATGACGATTGGCGCCCTGGTGGCCGGCACGATATTCTCCGGCTGCGCCGGCAACGTCCAGAAGCCCGGTTCCCACGAACATGTCCTGACCATCCCGGAAAACGTCCCGGTGAACGCGGATTCTGTCAACCAGCTGGCCCTGGACATCGCCAACGGCATCGTCGACGAGATGGCCGACTCCAACAGTGTCACGTCCACCCAGTCGTGGAAGGCCGCCAAGGACATCTACGGCAAGCTCGTGAAGGACAACCGCAAGGACCTGGCTGACATGTTCGCCAGGACAATCAACCGGAAGAAGAACGAGCTGTTCAACGCCCCTCCCTGCTGCGACGACAAGGAGTACAACAACAACGACCTTCAGAACTACGAGTACCGCGGCCCCGTGTACAACGAGGAGACCGGCATGCTGGAGTACAACTAATGCGGAACCTTTTCGAGAGCATCAACAAGATGGATGCCGCCCTCGTCCTGTGCGAGGCGATAGGCGACACCCAGGAAGCCCCGGCGGAACAGCCGTCGCTTGACCCGGAGAGGTTCAAGGCCTACGTCAAGTCCCCCTCCGACATCGAGGAGGGAACCCTCCGCGACATCGCCGCGGTCATCGACGGGAAGAACGACATTACCCCGCCGCCGGACAACACCGTCCCCGTGGCGACCCCAAGCACGGTGGACAGGCTGCTCAACTCCGTCACCATCGTGTACATCACCGACAACGACTTCCCGGTGGCCGCCGCCAACCTCATCGACCCGACCAGGGAGGACTACCGTGGCGTGGTGCCAATCAAGTACTACAGCCTCCTGAGCGGCTACAACCTCGACGGGCGCGTCCAGCAGGAATTCTTCGCCGTGGCCGAGGAATACCGCAACCACGGCCTGGGGGAGGAGCTCAGGGCCCAGATTAACGCCCTGGACACCCCCACTTTCATCGTCGTGGACACCACCGACAAGGACTGCATCGAGGGCCTGGCGAAGAGCGGGTACCAGTTCATCGCCCAGGTGGACGACGAGACCGCCAAGTATCCGGTCCAGCTGTGGGTAGACAACGCGGGGGAAGAACCCAACGAACAGGGCGAGGAACCTGAAGTTCCGGACAGTTTTGATGTAATTTAGTAGCATGATTGCTAGAGTCAAAGACGACCAGTACCTCAACATCTTCGAGGTGGTTTGGCTGTTCCTCGCGGCCGAGTTCATCATATCGATGAACTTCCTCAGGCTGTACGACATCGACACTGACGAATGGCACTACCGGAGAATCTTCTGGGCCGTCGTCGGGATATGCCTCACAATCCCGGTCCTGGCGAGCTGCGCGTTCGCCACGTTCGCCGCGATAAAGTACCTGTGGTAGAGCCATGACACCCGAGAAGCTGCTGGAAATCAACCCGAAGCTGGTAAAGGTGGCCTCCTTCATGAAGGAGCACCCGGAATGCACCGTGCGCTTCTGGGATGACGGCACGGTCGACATAACCCTTCCCAAGTCGGTTACGCTCGACTCGTTCCTCGGGCAGTTCACCTGTCCGTCCTGCGGGGAACCCACGGGAGGTCCCGGGATTTCCGGGAGGGACATAAAGGGAACCTTCCGCGAATGCAGTGACTGCGGAATCAGGTTCTTCATTCACAACATGGTAAAATTCGGCGGGACGCCTACCTGAGACGCTCGGCTATTGCACCGCACGTTACTTTAAATACGCCATCATAAGTGGTGTCCGGTGCCGGCATACGGCCAGACATTGGTGCAGCTGTACCGGCCGCCATCATTATAAATGTCGCCATGCCAAGCCATCGCATGCCACTATTCGGAAGTGCAGTGCATGTCCAGGAACCGGGAATTGTAATTTTTTCAACATGGTTTCCTATGGTCAGTTCAAGTTCATGCAACGTAGGCACAGGCGCAACCGACTGTGCACCGACTCCACCGGTAACTTCAACCATGATGTTCATTGTAACCAGATAGATACCACCTTGAACCAACGGCGCAATCGACCCAAGCGAAGTAGCTACGGTTCGCATTACAGCCGTCCCGGAACCAATACCCTCTTGGTTCGGCAACGCATTATCGATAGTGGTCCATCGTGTACTTCCATAATTGGACTGGGTCGTTGCCGACTCGGCAGTAAGGACAAACTGTCCGGCAGACAATGGGGCACTTGGCAGCGTGGCCTGCACGATATGGTTGAAATCATATCTTATCGTTCCCACACCAGGTACATCCGTCATGCCCTGATATGAAATGTCATCATTGCTGTCGACAAATGCAAGCTTCGCCATATCATGCTTGTGGTCGGCGGCCGATACCAGAATATATGGGTGCTCACTGTCCACCGATGTATGCCCGGCGGATTTCTGGGTTCCTATAGATGTACTGCTGTTCCCTATCCGAACAAGACCGGCAATATCAGTGTTCGTACCCTTTTCCGCGGGGGTGTTCGGCAAAGTATAAGATTGCGACACTATGCTAGATACATGTCCTGTACTGTCAACAGTTAGTGTTGGGGTATATAATGACCCCCCAAACGACAACACAGGCTCGGATGCAGGTACCGGTGCATCGACATTGGTGTTCTGGCTCAACGTATGCACGAGCTTATACGGACTGCTACTCGTAATCGATAATATAGTGTCCGTATGTGCAGCCGGTGTTCCGATATTGATATCAATTTCCCTATGATATGCTCCAGTCGACGGATTTATGGTATCGCTAACAACTGTACCCTGACCGTTAGAGAACCCATGCCGGTCCGATAGCGAATGGTATACTTCATACCATTCCTGTATATCCATGGAATCAGTGTATGCGTACCTATAAAATGCATCGGGCTGTCCAGTTCTTTCCACCTTAAAGATAAGGTTCATGTTGCCGTAATATTGTTCACCCACATTAGGTAGACATTCCCTCGGGTCGCCGCTACCTGAATATGTGCGGGTAACCAGCAGTTCGCCGGAAGAAACCGAGGATGGCAAAAACGCAGCCGGAACTTTCCGGTTCGGGCTAAGAAGAATCAATCGGCTTAATGGCACGCTATACGAATCATCAGGTTCAACGGATGAATCACTCGCATCAAATGCTGTACACCATTTACTTGCCACCGACGAGCCCATCAGTGTTCCGATTGGGTCAACTCCACCCTGAGTTTCCTCGAACTGATTAAGCTCGCGTATCCTCTTGTGGGTTCTCTTGTAGATTATCGGGTCCATTCCTACTTAACCTCTGCAATTTGTACGCTACTGTCAGTAGTAATGTTCCACGTTGACCGGCCTGTATTCAGCCGGAGTCTCGCTAATGTATGACCATTGGGTACCGAGAATATGATGCAACCGTTTATATAGTTTGATACGCCAGTAATTGAGCCGTCCAGATAATAACGATACTCCGCCGCACTTGTCCACTGGGAATCGGCGCCGGTCTGTACTGTTACAACGGCATCTTCAATAAACGTTGTCGCTGACGAATGTGAGAACCCAAAGTTAAAGCACACGACATATGCCTTGCCTGCCTTCAGCCCGCCAAATTCGGTTTGTGCAACCGTCATGCTACCGCCATGGGTTTCCGTTGATGTATCGAATGGAACGGTAACCGGAGAGGTACCACACGTACATCCGCTAGCAACCTTCACAAATGCATACTCTGGCGCAAATACATCATCGGGATTTCTCCAGACGGCCTGCATATTAGCAACGGAATTTCCGACGCTGACCAACAGTTGTCCGGCAGCAGTCGGCCCATTAGTCGGAAGTGTAGCCTTCAAAATATTCTTGAAACTATATTCAATATCCGAACCAGCACCCGTATATTCCAATCTCCCATTTTGGAAATTGGTGGAATCATTGATATTTTCCAGAATCAAATGGGATGCTGCATGGACATGGTCGGCGGCGGCAACCTTTACATAAGGACTCGGTGTCGTTGTACCCGCCGATTTTTGCTGGCCTATATTTTGTATGTCATCGGTACTGCCTATCTTTACCAATCCCTCGGTAGATAGTGAAGCCGCCGTATTAGGCACAGTCAGCGAATACGGAGTGACTGCGGTAACATGGCCAGTCGAGTTAACGGTAAATGCATCTACGGCGAATGTGCCGCCAAACGTCAACTGAGACGATTGCGGAGGGGTTGGATACGTACCGGCAGCCACACCACTCGTAGCATGCGAAAGTTTGCCACTGCTGATTAAGAGACTATTATGTGTATTGGTTTCCGCCGCAGGGGCACCGATAACAATATCAACGGCCCTGGTGTATGAGCCATCGTTATCAGATACTACCGTCCCGGCACCATTTATCATGACTAGGTCACTCGGAATAGGAACGAAACTCCCTGTTTCGGAGGCAGTTCCAACATCAGCATTGTCATCCGGCACATATCTATACTGAGTGTAGATTGGGTTTCCATCCTGGTCTTCGTCACTTACATCCCGGTATATAGTACTAATGTCCGGCCGCCGTTCATCTCCTACCGGGGGACCAGGGCATACATATACCACCTGCACCCCGTCGACGGTAGTGGTGAATGTCCATTTTCCGGTACCTGTATCATGCACCATTCGTCCATTAAGAATCTCGTCCATCTGGTGAGGTAACATGGACTGTGGAACGGTACGGCTATCAGTCAGCAAGCCAATTCGGCTTACCGGTATACGCTTTGTACCCTGGTCTACCAAGTCTTCCTGGTTGGCGGTATCACTATCGGGGACAATGTAGTCCACCGCCATGGCCCACTTTGCTGCTTCAACAGTGGACTCTATGAGCTCGTTAACGCCGTCCGCTGACTGGGTAACCAAGCTATCCAGCGCGGAAATTCGTTCTTGTTCAATCTGTGCCATATTCTACCGTCAATTCCTCTAAAAGTTTATTCGCGGCCTGCCCCGTACGATACGGCGAGCACAGTATTCTCATGCGGCCCCACCTGTATATCGCCGGTGTCCATCAGTTGAGTAGTGCCATTGCGCCGTGCATATACCATGCTGCGCTTGCTGAGGTCAGCATCCGGGATATCGGTGTCCGGAATATGGTATTCCGGGTTTCCCTTGTGTGGATAGTCGTACTGTCCCCAAAGGACCGCATCCGACATGATACCTCCGGTTTCTCCCCATGTCCATTCACCATGGTCCTTGTAGTATCTCGGTATGTCGCCCACGTTCGCGGCGCCCGTGGCTGGACGTAGGAACTCCCGGACGCTCCAGAAGTTCGCGTGCGGCATCGAGGCGATTGACTCCGCCGTAGAAGTCCCCGCCTTGTTCACGGGAGCGTTCAGGCCGAGACCGCCGTCATCCACCGGGAGATACGGGAACATCAGCGGGCATTCCCCGTTGGCGTCCTTGCGCATCACCGAGCGGACTAGTGACGGGTTGATGTCCAGCGGGCAGTACTCCTCGTACGTATGCATCAACGGGGCCTGCCACTTCGCGGACACGCATTCCGGGCGAGACCATAGTCTCTTTCCGTCGACAGTCTGGTCGAGCGCCTTCGCGCCGTAAAGCGGGCTCAGGTAGGAAACCGGTGCCTGCCTGTAGTCCATGCAGTACCATCGGCCGGCATCCTCGGAGAATGCGAACTTCATGAACACGCGGATGTAGCTGACCGAGTACGGGTCGTTCTCGGTAGCGAACGGCGCCAGAATATTGTAGTCGTCCTTCACGCTGTACGGAGGGACGCTGCAGTTCAGCGAACGGGCCTTGTCCGCGCTGCTGAACTCAATCCTGTTCATGTTCATGTCGGAGAACTCGTTGCCGACAATGAACGCGTCGGACGCATAGATACCGCGGCTCGCCGCGTCGCACTCAGGGTCATACCAGTGCATCCTGGTAAGATAGGCCGTATCAGGTGACGGCGTCGCCGGGCTTGTCACCTTCACTCGGTAACTGTCCCAGTTTCTGACGGCAAGCCGCGCCGCATAGCCAGGAACGTAGTCCTTGAGGAACAATGCCAGCGAATCGTCGGTCGGCATCGTAGTGGCTATGAAGTAATCCGCACCGTCCCAGTCAATAGCAGTAAGTACCCTGTAGTATCCGTACGCATCGGCCATGATGAACGGTAGCTGGTCTTCCTTCTGGTCAAACAACAGGGTGTAATCAATGCCGCCCGTGCTCGGTACAGGTATGTTGTCCGGCGATACAATCTTCGTGAACGCGTCGATTGCGTCAAGCCAGGATATGTCCGTCCCCGACCGGTGTGCCTGCGGCTGCAGGATGTCGCCTATGTCGCTGAAGTCGATTGCGTGCAGTTCCGCCGAGCGGTACAGCTCCTCCACGGTAACGGTGTCATCCACCTTTCCTATGCACGCCTTTACTATGCTGTTGCTCATCGGCCACGCCTCGGTTCCGGTAGAGGAAGCGACCTCGCACGGCACCTCCTCGGTGCGTGTCGTCGTGTCGAATGTACCGTAGCCATACGGGTTGCCGCTGTAGTATGAATACTTGGAGTTATCCCTGTACGGATAAGCGTCCAGGCTGGGGGAAAGCGGTTCCCCGGTATACTCGTCCGTCCCGGCCGCAGCCAGGAATTCCGGGAGATGCCGCAGCCTTATGGCGTTAGCCATTCCCTCGTAGTCGTTGCGGGAATTCAGGTCGACCGTGCTGCCGAGGCTCGAATAGTCCGAAAGTGCCGACCCGTCCTTGCGAATTTTGGCGTAAGACACATAGGACGTGACGCCGGCGCCGACATCCCCGAGCCTGGATACCCTGGCGTTCCTGTAGTCCTCGGCCAGCATCTTCACCGCGGCAAGAGCACGGCGTACTGGCTGGGCCTGAGATTTCCTGGAAACGTCGACATCCGGGTCCATGACGACCGTGAGCAGCGCCCCTATGATTGATAGCCTGTCGTTCTCCTGGGAATTCCAGGATGCCGTGCTGTACATGTCCAGCGGGTAGTCCTCGGGAGCCAGCGATTCGGACATCGGTATGCTTTCAAGGATTGCCCGGTTCATCCTGTAAACCCTGGCGAACATCCCGTTGACCCCGGCGTCGGACTCCATTGTCATCAGCTTGTCGAGGAAGCCGAGCTTCCGTCGGTGCGTCAGCGCCCACGGGAACGTATTCGTGGTGGTCGGGTAGACAGTCGCCACAATCTGCCGCTGGTCTTTCCTGGGAGTCCCGTCGGCTTCAAACAGGACATGCTTCCTGGTACCATTCTCGATATCGGCCGTATAAAGCTTGTTGTATTGCTGGAGAGAGTTTGCCTCACCATTTCCCATGTCCTTTCCAAGAGCACCCTCTTCATTTCGCACGGCATTCAGACCGATATCGGTCTGTATTGCCTGTGTCAGCGTATCGTTGTTTGCCTCCACGTAGGCGGCACCGCAGATGGAGCCCTTGATGTTTCCGTCCGAATCTGCGCTCCTCTTGATTTTGCGCAGGAGTACAGCCGGAATATTCAGTGCTTCTTTCAGCACGACATACCGTCCGTCCGCAATGATGCCAATGCCGGCAAACTTCTTTCTGCTGTAAGCGTCGAAGCTAATCTTAACCTTTACCTCGGTATTGTTATCGAGTTGAAAGCCTTTCCTGGCCTTGAACATCGTGTCGCCAAGGTCATACGTCAGCAAATCCTTGGTATCGAAAAACACCCTGGTGTCGCTGAATTCCCACGTACCGCTTACGACATACACTCTCGGTTGCGATACGTATGCATAGTACCCGCTGAGGTTCTGCATCGCGTCGTTGCCGGAATATGCGTCAGGGATGTTGACGTTCGGCAAGGACACGGTCACCTCGAACGTATCGCCGTCCTTCTGGGTAATCGGGGTGGCGAGATTTACAAATGTCTTCTTCAGTACGGTAGTGCCGGCAGTATGGTCATGCGCACCGTCGCTCGGCTTGAAGTCGTTATATAGGCACACGTGTACCTTGTCCATAACGTAGCGGTGACCTCCCAGGAAGCCCATACCATGGCAATCGGGACACTCGTGTTCCTCTTGAGTAACGGAGTCAATTACCTTGCCCGAGCCGCCACAAGTCTCGCAATCCGGCTCCTCGCCGGTACCGCCGCAGTTATGGCATGGCCCCTCTATTACGACCCCAGTACCGTCGCACACGTGGCACTCCCGGGAAATCCGGGTGAGCCCGCCTACCACGCTCGTGTCAGTCCCGTCGTAGAACTGCACCCCGTCCTTAATCAGTGTTATGTTGTTGTCCCTCTTCTCGTCGGCGTAATCAGACGAATGGGAGAACGGCCAGTCGAGCGGGAGTGCAGTCTTGCCCACGTCGGCAGCGTATGCATCGTGCTTGGTGCCGTAGCCGAACGTGAGCCACTTATGTTCCGAAGTTTCGTCCGGGTCCTCTGTCCTTACGTTGGTACCGGTGTCCACGGCATATTTTCCCTGGAATCCCTGGCCCAGTCCGAACCCCGGAATCATCACGGAAGTATTCCCGGCACCCCCGGTAATGTCCACGTCGCCGTTGGTGACGAACCAGTTCACTAGTCCACCCGCATCGCGGATGTCACCGGGCTCGCTCGACGGATGGCACCCGTAGTGCGTCATCGCGCCGACCTTCTCGTTTACCCACTTGGCAACCTCTGTATCGCTGTACCCGTTCCCTTCATAGCACGGCCCGCCGGTATCCTCCGTCTCGCCGACTTCGCAGCTTCCCCAGTTGAATATCTTGCGGATAGGCTCGCCCTCGGATTCACCCCATACATATATGCCGCTAAGCGTATCGGAATCCGGGTCCTCGACAGTAAGGAACTTGTGGCCGCTGACCTCATGGTTTACACAAAATGCCAGCTTGCCCTCGCCAACAGTACCGTCAAAGACGATGTCGGTCGTAAGCGCGATTGCCGTGGTGCCGCTGCCGACATCCTGGGTCAACGAGTCAAGATTGCTGAACGTAGTGCCGACGAGTCCTGTAGGCGTATAGTCGTCGGAAGTAATATTCCTGAAATAGAAGCTCTGCGAGTTTTCCGGCTGCGGAAGGAGGCCGTTCACGGTAACCAGAATCTTGGTACCGTCCTCGCTGCGGTGTATGTCCAGCACGGGGAACGAGATGACGTCGCTGCCGTACATATAGTACTTGCCGGATACCTTATACGAGTCGTCGTACGCCTCCTGCGCGGTACATCCGGAATCCCCGTACGCGGAGAACCCGCTCAATGGCTCGGCCGGCGCCAGGGTGGTGCCGTCCTCCTTAATCATGAACCCCAGGGGACTCACCGGGTGCACCCCGTGGCTGTCCGGGCGCATTTCCTCATCGGTGGTAAGAGGCCTGCCAGTAACGAAATACTGGATGGTGTTCTCGAAATCGCCTTTGTGTTCCTTGACAATGTAGGGGTTCGTTTCGCTCATAAGACTCTCGCGTTTTTCGTAGTTTATGCTCCCGGGTGCCCAAAAACAAGTGGACGGCCGCATGGCCGCCCACTAAACTAATCCATTCGCGTATCCGGTCAGTCGTTGTGCTCGATGCGGTTCATCCGCACGGGAGACATGTCCAGTTCAGCGAACGGGTCCTGCATGAGCGGGAAGCCCGCCGTCTGCACGCCGCTGAAATCTCCGTCCTCGCCGTAGGTGTCGTCATTGCGGTTTGCCGGGTCGACGAAGCCCTTCGGGGACAGGAACACATGGTCGGGCACCTGGTAATAGTCGTAGGTGCGCCATTCCTTGTCGTCCCTCGAGTAGATGAACTTAGCCTTGTAGAACACGGGACGAGCCGGGACGGCCACGTTTTCCGCCCACAGGTAGAAGTTGGTGAGCCTTGCCATGCTGAACTTGGCGAGCACCCTCGCGCTGTCAAGCTCGTCGGAACGCTTCGCGCTGTACACGTAGATTTGGGCCTTGTTGATGATGAGGTCGGGCGTGGTCGCGCCGTTGTATGCCGTGTTCGGCCAAATCCTGAACAGGAACTCGAACATCGCGCCGTCCTTCGGCTCAACGTAAGCATCCTCCCCGTTGTCGCCGACGATGCGGTCGTTTACCGGGAGGTAGATTGCTAGGCCGCGGTCAAGGTCAGGCCCGTCGTAGTTGACGATGTTGCAGGTCTTCACCTCGTCGCTTGCATGGTGGAACACCATCTCTGCCGTGTAGTGGCTCGAAGTGGAGTAGTCAATGCCGGTATGCCATATCCTTGACTCGGTATCCGGCCACCTGGCATAGTTGCTAGTGCCGAATATCTTGAGGCCCTTGTTCGGCTCGGAAGTCCCCTCGTGTACAGCCAGGTTCGAAATGGCGGATACGGACGTCGTGTCGTACGAGTTGGACCTGAGGATGAACCCGTTGATGTCCGTGGTAGGCACGTGGTGCAGCACCGCTGACCTGGTGATGTTGGTTACCGGAACCATGATTACCGGGCCGTACCAGTCCTTGTCATCGAGCTCCCCGTGTTCGTCCACGGGTACCAGCGAATTGTCCGCAGGCTTCTCCTTGGGGTCGCCTATGTACATGTACAGGGCGGCATCGGAAAGGTCGTCCTGGGAAGAATAGATGTAGAGCTTCCCCGGCTCGAACATCGTGCCTACCTTTTTTCCCGAAATCGAGTCGGCTATACGTTCCCATGCGCTGTTCGGGCGTCCTGGGGCAGCATTGGTACTGGGCCCGCGGAGGACATAGGCCGATACGATTTTGACCGTGTCGGAACTCGTGTCGACAGTAAACGTGACTGTACCGGGATATTCCCCGTATGACGCGTAGTCGTCAATTTTCCATCGTGTCACTACTTTCCTGGTATTGGACTCGTCGAGCGTGGTGCCTTCGTCTATATCGGCCGTGGCGACGCATACGAGGTACGTTCCCGTATTGGTGTTGGGCCTTCGGATGAACTGCCCCTTCTTGTACGGCATCGACGCCGTGGTGCCATCCTCGGTGACCATGGCTTCCTCGAACAGTGTCCAGCTTCCACGGTTTCCCGACGCGACCGTCAGCCTGAGCGTCGCCTCGTCCGAAGTGGTGGCCACCATGTCTATCATGTTGGCATAGTCAAAGATTCCCGGATACAGCCCCTCCTCGGCGACTGTGCCGCCGCCTGTAGCGAAGGTCGACCTTGACGGGAAAGTGTAGTCGACGAAATACGGGTAGTTGTCCGTCGAAAGGCGGACCGTGACGTTCGGGTTGTCCGTGGTATTCCAGGCGACGAGGCCGTTGAGGATGGACTCGTAGTTCGACCTGGATTTTGCCACGTCGGAAGTGATGTGTTCCAATGCGTTGATGTCACGTATGTTGGCACGAATGTATTTTTGATTGTCGGCCATATTATACTCCCTGCAGAATGGCGGCCAGTTCACTTATCGGATACAATACCCTGTTCTTATAACATGCCCGCAATGCGTCATTCCATCTAGTGTTGATGTTCATCCCCATGCATTCGCTGGTTGCCTCGAATGGCACTTTCCCCTGTAAGCGGAACCTGTACGGCTTATCGCCTTCCCAGTGAGTAGCAAAATTAGTATGCCGCCGTATTTCCATACACAGAATTCCCGGCTGAATGCCAAAACCATAATACGAAACATTGTCGTCGTCGGCATCGTCACCGCTGCATCCCCATGAACTATAATAACCGCCGTCGAGTCTAGTAACCAACTGCTGACGACCGGCTATACGCTTGTATATGGCGTTATTCGCCAGCGGAGTGCCCGCCTGCACAAACTTGTCACCCGTACTCTGGGTAGCAAATCCCGGTATGAATGGTATTCTGAAGCCATCACTTATTCGCGTTAAAAATTCGCTTGTTTCACCGTTAACTATAAACGTGAGTTCTCCCTGTACATCAACCTCATTATCATTGATAGATGTAGACATTACCGACATTTCACCAAACTTAACTGTGGTGCCGTTGTCATTATGCATCAATTCAATACGTGCCTCGTTGTACCTTAGAAGATAGGATTCATTCCGGGAGCCACCGGATGCAGAAATCTTGGCATATATTTTACTAGGGTTATAGACCCATGCATTACTATCTCTATCAAACCGCAACAACGGCATATACACGTAGTCGTCGATATCGGACAAATCGCATGCCGCGTCAAGTGTCGAAACCGACGAGCCTCCCCTAATAAATCCGAAACATGACATCGGGGCAGAAGACCATACGCCGATATCGTCCATGTAAGGGATTTCCTTGCTGGTCAGCACATTGCCAACGGCACCGCCTACACCGTCAATTATACCGGTAGTTACTTTCGGGCGTAACGCATAGCCACTGGGAACGACAGTAGAGACTTCCGGGATAGACAGGGATGCAACGTGATACTTGTTGTCGGTTATGCTTGCCTGTACGCTGTTGTACAGATGGAGCCGGTTCCCGTCATACTTGGATGTCGTCCCCATGGTAATGGCAGCTGCATCGAACAGTCTGGAATTGCTGTTGCCACCGTCAATGTAGTAAAAGCCGCTCTTGCCCGTGGTATGACCCCAGAGGATGGAATCAAGCGCCCCGTTATTGTCAGACCCATCCTGCTTGTCCAGGATGAACGACAGTGCCCGACCGGTAGCGGTCAATGACCCGAACGTATCATCCCCGTCAAGAACAAGGTTCTTGAACCTGAGCGCAATGCAGTTCTTTGTCTCGATGTTGATGCCTCGGGACGGGTTGACGTTCCTGATGTCGATTCCATCCTTTGCATAGATTCCGACAGCGTTGTCGTCCCCGGAAATGATGACCTGGGATGCATCGATAAGAGTCTCCACAAGGTTACGCTTCTGTTCGGTTACCTCGTCGACATACGTGACGCCGCCGGCAATTACCGTCGTGCCCTTTACGCTCTGCATCAACGCGGTAGGATAGGTTCCGACTCCGGCAGTGCTAGGCATCGTACTGCCTATACATACCCTGGACACAGGTCCCTGGTTGTTTTCGGCCTGCATGAATGCAAGCTTCGAATCGGTGGCTACCCTAGTTGAATCATGAGTGTACTTGTCCCTGGTGGCCATCACCGTTCCCTTAGGCAATGTCACCGTCCCATTATCGTCCGCCCCCATGTCATCGATTTGCTGGCTATGCGTAGACACGCCGATATAGCTCCTGCCGTTGGCCAGCTTCATATAGCTGTACGTATCGCCGATAACGAGCGAATTTGACCTGTATACGTCCTCGTCCTTGCTGAATATGTAGGAGCTGCCTGTACCGACGACAAACTTTGCATCGATGTTCGGAACGCTCATCTGGCCCACAACGGTCTGGTTATGCCCGATTGCCGAATGGCCATGTCCAAAGGTAGTCGAGTTGAGTCCAAGTAACACATCGTCCCTGTCCAGGAGATTCCCGTCGATATCATGCCGGACAACCCTCCTCATGTATGAGGAAACCGTTCCGCCCCCAAACACGCCGTTCTTGCTCTTGATAGGAACCGGAGTAGACAGAGTGACTTCATAGTGGTCCAGGTCACTAGTGCCCTCGATGTTAACCCTTGTAATATTGGTAATCTTGGCAATCACCGTATCGGCGGCATACCCGTCTATGCTAGTGGCAGTATTCTGGAAACCATCCTTCTTTACCCACATGTTATAGATAACGACATAGTCGCCCACCTGCATGGTTTCCTCAAACGGAAGCTTGGCAAGCGTCACGTCATCAGCAGAAATGCAGAGCACCTTATATAGTGCACTGTCGCCGAGCACATCGGTTACAGTCTTATTCGATACACAAACGTCCTCGGACTCGATATAGGTCACGTCGCACTCGGTATTCACCACGTTCGGGTCGGCGGACCCGATAAAGGTAAAGTCATAACCCCAGCCGCCGGCATAGTTGTTGTAATTTGCCGCAAAGCTGTTCTTGGCGACAGCCGTATTGCGCTGGTTCGTCGCGAACGCGTTGTCCATTACCGTGAGATTGCGGTCGCCGCCGGCAATGAACGAGTCTATTCCCTGGCCATAGCAGTGGTTGCCGAATATGAGCGAACCGTCAGCCTGCGCCACGGAATGGTCGCCGAAGGCGAGCGACAGGTTACCGAAGGCGTAGCTCTCGTTGCCCCAGCTGATATTGAGGCTCTTGTCGCCGTATCCTTCTAGCTTGTTTACGGGGAGGCTGTTGTTGCCGAGCAGGATATGGTTCCCGCTGAGTGTAAGGAAGTCAGTGACGTCAATAGTCCAGTTGCGTCCGCCGGCGACATAGTCCTCGCCGTTCCCGGGAGTCCCGAGGATTTCCGCACGGTGGTAGCCCATGGGGAACAGGTAAGTCTCGAACTGACTGAAAGACTTGACCGAAAGGTTCTCGTCGTACAGCGGGGTACGCAGGTTGAGAGGGATTGGCGCACTAGAAATGGTGCCCTTCGGGGTAGCGGATTCCCTAATCCGGTTGACCCAGTAGCTCGTATTCAGCTGAGCCTCGGTCGCTTCCCTGGTATTCTCGTCCTCTAGCTTGGCGGCCTGTTCCTTGGTGAGGTACAGAATCTTCGCGTGCTTGGCGACGGCGTCGCTGGCCAGGGTACTCGTATCGCCCTCGCCGACCCTCCAGCGGGCATCTGCCCTGGCGAGCAGCGAATTGAACTCGGACTCGTCGGACGGGAAGCCCTCGGCCTCCCATGACTGGTAGAAATCGTAAAGATGGTAGATGTCCGCCCGGTCCAGCTCTATCTCCTCGCCGTATTTTTTCACCTTGTAGCCGCTGGACGACCCGGAGGCCACGCATGACCTGATTAGGGCGTTCAGGACTTGCTGCGAATTTGCCGTAAGCGCGTCGATTTTAGTAACCAAGTCGTAAAGAGTGTTCATCGCTAGTACCTTGGACAGTCAGTTTTCCGTAGTTTATGATTGTTGTGGGCCAAAAAGAAGGGCGGTTCCTCACCGCCCCCGCTTAAATGAACGCGTTGTATCCCGGCGCGGTAGTGCCGAAATTCAGGTGGGCGGGCAGCCCGTCATACCCCCCGTACCCGTATCCGGCGTCTATCATGTCGGGCTGCATCGGGTCGGCGTCGATTAGGCTGGCCGACTCGTTGCGCTGCAGTTCCTCCTTCACCATGAAGATAATCGAACGGATTTCCTCCTTGTCGTATATCTTCGAGTTGAGCCAGAGGTTGTGCATCTTGGGCGCCTTGATGGTCATCAGCTGGTCGAGGCACTTGAGGGCCATGTTGTAGTTCCCGGTCTCGAAATTGTACCGGGCCCTGTAATAGTACCCTTCGCCCCTGGTAGGGAACTCCTCGATTAGCTGCAGCGACCGGGCGCCGAGTTCCTCCAGGTCTGTCCTAGTGGCCACAATCATGGAGCAAATCTGTTCCAGCGACTTCAGCCTGTCCTCGTTGTGCTGGTCGGGGAAGGCGTCTACAGCCACACTGTACCATTCGTATGCGTGCCCGTAGTCCTTCAGGTCGATATAGGAATTGCCGAAATAGAACGCCGTGCGCTGGGTGCGTTCCTGTTCCCAGGACTTCTTGAGCCCGGCGATATTGCGGAGGATGTCCCTGCTGGACTTGTAGTTCTCGAACGTGCACTTGGTATGTATCGTGGGGGCGTCCGGGTTAGTGTTGACCACCATCTCGTGGATAATCCCCTTGAACTTAGCACTTTCCCTCGGGAGGATGCGCAGCCTCGGGAACGAATGGGTCGGAGTGACCTTGGTCAGCATGCTGATGCCGGCCGTTGGGTACTTCGAGACGATTTTCTGGAACAGCTCCCTGGCGTGCTTCCCGTCAAGGAGGATGTCGTTGACATCCACCCACATGACGTATTGGCAAGTGGCAAGGGAGATAGCATAGTCCTTTGCCGCGCCGAAGTCAAACACCCCGTCGGCATCGTGGAACTTCCGCCCAACCTTGTCGAGGATAAGCCTCTGCTTGGGATGGTGTTTCTGCCAGTCGGCAATGAGTTCCAGTGTACCGTCAACTGAGCCGGTATCCACTACGACATACTCATTTGCCATGGGCAGCAACGCGTCCAGGCACCTGAGTATGCTGCCCTTGCCGTTCTTGACGACAATGCAAGCACTCAGTGTTGCCATATGTTATGCCTCCATCGGCTTGGCTTCGTCATCGCGGATGATGCCGTTGCCGTCGTTGTAGAGGATTTCCCAGATTTCCCAGGAGTTTTCACCCTTGATATGGATGTCGGTCGGCTTTACCGTGTAGAGGTCCACTTCCACCATCTCCTCGAGGGTCTTGCGGCGTTCTGCCTCCATGGCGCGGTTCTTTTCGATGACGTCCTTGTATTCGGCATCGATTTTTGCCACGGCTTCGGTGATTTCGGCCTGCTTTTCCTGGGGAAGGGCGGCGAGTTCGGCTGCCGTCTGCACGTTGGCCTCGGCATACACGCTGTCGTGCTTCTGGGTGTATTCGAACCATTTCGGGTCTTCCGGGAAGGCCTGGATGAAGCCGTCAAGGTAGGTCTTGGCGGTATTGCGGTTCATGTACACCTTGTAGGCGACGCTTCCCTGGCAGTCGCCGGTGAAAATCCTGGCGGAATTTGCAAGAATGTTGGCAAGCTGGATAAGATAGCTGTGCTTGACGGTCATTTTCATATAAAATTTCCTCTCTGTAGGGTTCTACGAGAGGAAAACTATATCATTTGGCCAGAAAACGGCCTGAACTCGATATTTACATCATTATTGCCGAATTATATACGCTGTGCATACATAGTCAAGCGCTTTGGGCGATATACGTCCAATGACTCCCTACGCTCATCATATACATGCCATGGCAATGCCGTCCAAGCATTTCCTGACGGAGATGACGGGCCAGACGCATCAACATCGCACCGTTCAGTTGTCGTGCCAACGATTTTAAACCACCAATGGAATGCTATGGCGCTCGCGCCGCTGTCAAAACCCGAGACCACCATCATCAATTCATGGAGTACACTCAAACATTCATTCGACAGGCAATTAACATTCTCGGTAATAATCGCTTGATGGTCATTAATGGTACCTATAACGCCACCAGTCACGGAGGGAAAAGATATTGTACAGTTAGTTGGAATAATTTCTACTGCTACATGTATTGTACCTGTGCCATCAGGGCAAAAAGCTGGCCAGTAGCAGTTAAGCATTACATACCAATAACCATCATAATGGAGTGATGCCATTCCCGAAGGACTGCTAAAATACGCAGGATTCCTACTTAGCTGTCTCCAATTATCACTGGTACTTGTTGATTGAAATCTGAATGAACTGTCACACCAGCTTGATATGGTATTTCTATCACTATAACCAACGTCAGAACAAGCGACAAATTGCTTCTGCTCGTTAATATATACTGGGGTAGTTGTGTCACCAGCAGGCTGAAGCTGGTTAGGGATGACATACCCCTTGGTCGTCCCATTCACGCTGACTGCACCCGTATCAGAATCTATTACCGGTACATCCGGCTTATTCAGAATCATCGCGACACCGCAGTCGGCCTCCCAGTCAGAGTTAACCTGTGCCGTCTCGTTCGACACTGTAGTCACGTTGGTAAGTTCGGAAGGCCCGCAATTTCCGTTGCCGGTATTCAGACGGTTCATCATGTGGGCCATGTTCACGCCAAGGTTGGTCACCGCCTCGGACAACCCGGCCGTAGCGATAAGCTGGTTCTGGTACCAGGTAATGGCCTCGTTCTCGGCAAGGTTGTAGTACACTTCCGGGTTGGTGCAGAGAGAAGTATTGTCCGATACGTTTTCCAGGTTGAGCACGAAAGTCGTATTGTAGTCGCTGAGGCCGAAAGAGCCGTCTTCCGACATGCACACTTCGTCGACCTGCATCACGGCGAACAGTTCGGGCTTCGCATCCGGGGAAATCTCCATCTGGTAATGGGTCGCCCTGCAATCCTTACGGTTAGCAGCATCGCCTTCCTTGTAGAAATGCCTGATTGTGACGGGAACCGCGTAAATACCGATACGGTTGAACTTGAAAGAGTTCGGTTTCTTGGAAGTATACACTGCGATGTCTTCCGGCTCAACCCCTTCGGTATCGCTCTTCTGATAAGTCAAAGTATCGAGATATGCGCGGACGCCCTGATATGCGGACTTCAGGTCCATCCGGATTACGTACTTGATACTCTTCGCGCTTCCGCGTTCGCTCCTGTTCGGGTCATTAGTCGACGGCTCGCTCGTCGCTGTAAGCTCGTAGCTGGCGATGGGGAACAGCCGGGTAACCATGGACATGTTGTGGCAGGATTCCTGGTAGCCGACATTGTAACCCTCGGCCGATACGTGGCCGTGTTCCTTGTTGAAATTGGATACGCTGAGGAACTTGGCATACTGGTCGAGTGATTCGGCGCCATCTTCGCCGGCAGCAGTCTTCCGGGTAATATAGGACGGCAAGGTATCGTACTTGCCCGCATTTTGCGGGACCCAGTCCCAGTCAGAACCGGTAGCCCCCGCCCATGTCCCGGGATATGCCCTCATGTCCGGGGTAACCATCGGACAATCGTAATTATTGACCTTGCATTTCGGCCAGTCGGGAGATACGGTTTCCATGAAGTCTGCCGGATTCCCCGGAGCCGTACCGTACGATGCGGAACCTCCCGCATAGAACAGGGGTGCCGGGCAAGGCAGCTCGGACTCGGTATCAGTATCGCCTGTATTGTTGGATTCGCCCTGTGTAATGCCGTTGTAAATGTGGTAGCCTTCCCTGACATATGACGATGAGCCGGATTCACTGTCGTCCTTGGTAGTCCAGGTGACGAGACGGTTGCAATCCTTCTCGTCGTCGTACATGTAGCGGAAATTGGAGGTGAGATTACGGTCATACATCGTCAGCTTGCGGAGGTTGTCCGAAGCGATTAAATGGCCCTCGTTCACCAGGTCGCCCTGCCAAAGGTTGTAGATGTAGTCACCGTGTTCGTTATCGTTGATGAGCCTCGTCTGCTTGTCACTGAACCGGCCCTGGTCCGGCACGTAGGCCAGGCCAAAGTATCCAACCCAGTAAGTTTCACCGCCCTGAAGCGTGTTTGGCGAAAGGATTTCCCTGCCTCTGGCAGTTAGCGTAATCTTGTTCATGCGACTAGTTTCCGGCTATTTTCATTCAAAAAACTAGTTTATATACCACAAAACCGCCACATAAAGAAAAATCCCGGACAATCCCGGGATTTTACTCTAGAATGCGCATGTATTCAGGTAATCTTCCGAATACTGTATGTCCAGCAATACCTTGCCGCTGCTCGATATGGCCCCGCAATCGCTCGACCCGGATATCTCCCCGAAGGATATGGTCGGCCTTACCTTGGCCGTATCCACAATCTTGTACAGGAAATCCCGGAATACCACGTTGATTGGCTTGAACACCCTGATTTGCTCCCGGATGCGCTCGATGTCGCTCTGGGTGACCGAGAACTGCGGCAGCGCAGCGTTGTTCGTCACCTCGATGTCGATGTACGGGCTGGGCACCCACTTGCCGGAATCGCCGTCCTCCATTCGGGCAATCACCTCGTCCCTGGTAATCAGCTCGGAATACGGGCTGTTGGCATCCGTCCACAGGGTCAGAACGTCGGCTATCACGCCGAACGCGCTCATAAGCATATGGAGGCCGGACTTGGTGCCGCCGAGGGCGTAGTACTGCGGGAGGTTAGCCACGGTCTCCCTCACCGCCATCTCCCTCTCGCTCTTGGTGGCGTACAGGTTGCTCTCCGCCACGTCCGCGCCGAGCGCGGTGATATCGTAGCCAAGGAACCTGGCGAGGTACTCAATCATGTCGTAGTCAATGACGTGGGCGTCGCGCAGGTAGCACAGGCGCTCAATCTTCTCGACCAGCGGGTACTTCATCGCCGGCACTCCCTTGAAGGAAGCCTTCATGTTGTGCCTCGGCGACACGTTGGAGAAGTCCTCTCCGGACGAGTACTCGGTATTGGCGTCCCTTGTGGTATCCAGGTCTTCGAGGTGCGGACGGGAGAAGTTCTGCTTCTCGACGCACCGGTATCCCGCCACATAGACATCCCCCGGGAACCCGGCGACATCTACGTCGCTGTACGTGTTGTACTTGACGGTATCCTCGTCCGCCTCCACGTCGACGCCGTTGTATGCACCGTTGCCGTAGCTGTGTACGCCGAGGGAATTGACCTTCAGCGAGCGCTTCGCCCTGATGGGCTGCCAGCTGTCGTCGGCGACAACCCTCCATGCCTTCACTTCGCACGGGTTCTGCTGCGCCAGCGCGACCACGATGTCGCCCGAGCGGAACCTGTACTTCGTCCCGCCCAATGACACCAGGTTCCTGGTATACTCGTTGCGGAGCGAGCCGAGGTCGTCCTCGCGGGCCGTCAGCACCACGCCGCGCGCTATGCAGACTTCCCGGTCGAACCCCGTAACCGGATTCCCCGACAGGTCGACAAGCTGCAGGCCGGTCTTCCCTAGAACGTTCGACACCACGCAAGTCCTTATGCCGGAGGCGGCCTCCGCCTTGTTGTCCTCGTCTGCGGAAACAATGGTATCCATCTCCCCGACAATGACGTGGTCGCCCTTCTCGAGCCGATGCTCGAACTTGGTCACCAGCGTATCGCCGGTCTGCCCGGCCTCAATCGTGTTGTTCAGCGAGTAGGTTACCCGGTTGCTGACCTTGTCCCAGTCGACGCCGTTCACAGTGAACGCATACCAGCGTCCCTCGTTGAGGTACATCTCCTCCCCGTTGATACCAGTACCCTCGGTCACCGCGGATTCGGAAAGCCGAACCGCCATCCTGAACGCCTTCGGCCCGATTACCTCGGTGACCGTATGCCAGCCGTTGTACTGGCTGGGCGTGACGTTCCTCACCTTCACCATGGTGCGCCCGTTGATTGCGGATGCGTTCTCCACGGTAAAGTGCGGTAGCATGTCCTTCAGGCGAACGACGGCAATGTCGGCACCTTCCGGGATGATTGCGTCGATACGGATATCGTCGCCGAGAGCGAATTCCGGGTTTGTCTCGGTGACATCCATCAGGTTCTCCTTGGACATCAGCACGGACGGCACGGAAAGGTCGTTGCGTTCCTTCTCCTGCCATTCACCGGCTGATACGCGGTAGATTGCCCCGTCAACCATGACGTAGTCGCCGGCCGCGATTTGCCTGCGCAACTGCAGCGCATCGCCCAGCTGTGAGGAAAGCGATGCATCAGTGCAGGTGCAGGTGACGGTCGCCGCCCTGGATTCGTCCACCGTGACTATTCCCGTAACGGTAACGGCGAAGCTATCCTTTCCGGACGTCTTGCCGCAGGCGACATCCGCGTCATATACGGTGACGCTGTCGCCGACGGAAAGCGGCGGGATATCTCCGTCCAGGGAGAATACGTACGTCCCGTCCCCGGCATCGGATATGCTCGCAATTTCCATCCAGTAGTCGCCTATGTACATCACGGACATACCGGGGCCGACCGGGAGGTAGACAAGGCCAGCCGCGGCACCGGACACGGCCGGTACGTCGAAGCTTACGTTGTCCCCGTCGATTACGTGCAGGCGGTAAATCCCGTTGACGTCGACTTCCTGGGTTACCGGGAAACCCTTTACCAATACGCTAGCGCCTTCCACCATCCCGTGGCCGGCACTCTGCAGGGTTACAGTCCACCTGTCGAGCTTTCCCTCCACTGGGACGGCGACCAGGTTGTCGATGTCGACAGACATGGAAGAATTCGCGCCGCGCTTGATGACCGGATAGTTGATTACCCACTTGACCTTCCTGTCGAGCGTAGTCGTAACGGCGTCCTTGGCGGTCTCGAACGCGCCTGGGTCGCCTGACCTGGCGGAACTGAATATGTCGACGGAGCCGTTGCGGTCCCGCCCGCTCATGTTCATCATTGTCCCGTAGTTGAGGAACTCGCGGTGTTCCCAGCCATACTTCAGGCGGTTCTCCACCACCTTGGTGATGTACAGCGGCATGGTAGTGACTCCCATGTCGCCGGTATACTCGACCTTGCCGCCGAAATCCAGCGCCTTTACCTGCCCGTAGTACGGGATGAAGGCGTTATATATCTCGGTATACCCGATGCGGCGACACCTTACCTGGTCCACCCGGAATTCCGGACGTGCGGATATGTCGTCCGACCCGTCGGTCGTATAGTTGTTGATGCACTCGTACAGGGTGTCGGCACCATCGTATACGACATCGCCCTTCGTATAGGTAGTATCGGCCAACACCGGCAGCACCGGGAAATCCGGGTCGCCGACCTCGACGAATGCGCTGTTCCCGGAGCCGTCGGTCACGTAGAACGTACCGGCCGTATATACGTCGCCCGAGTGCCTGTCCGGGACTCCTCGCAGGTAGGCTTCGCCGTAACGGGATACTTCCTTGAATTTCTCCGCATGACCGCCGGAGGCCTGCCTCATCAATGCGCACGCATAGGAACCCTCGGCAATCGGGTCGACCGTCTTGACTTCAAGGGTAGCCGGGTCTATGTCGACCACCCTGAGGGGCAGCACCGTGCCGTCCGGCGCATAGCACGCCAGGTATCCGGTGAGGCTGTCCGGGCTTTCCGGGGAATACAGGTACTCCCTGATGTAGGGGACGCTGTGCTCGTCCGACCATGTGCAGCGGCCTTCGCCGTCGACCGTGAGCATGCCAATCAGCCCGGCATACAGCTGCACCGGTTCCTGCACCGCATGCAGCTGCGTCTTCATCTTGAACTTGTACCTCCCGTCGGCTACCGGTGCAATCGACACCGGCTTCGCCAGGCCGTCCCAGAGGGACCCGCCGGCATACAGCGGGGGATTGTTCGGGTCATGCCTCTCCAGTGTGCCGTATATGTCGGCCGGAGCGATGAACGAATAGGCGCTGGCCAGTTCCGGGATGAACGGCTCGCCTAGCTTGACTACATTGCCGTCCACGTCGAATCGCTTCATCCTGGCCGATTTCCAGTCTATGTTCATGCTGCCGCTCACGTATTTCCATGTAAGAAGCGTCTCGGAATGCGCATAGTCCGGAACACCCTTCCCGTAATACATCGGGAAGTTCATGAGGAACACCGAATCCATCGGGATGATTCCGGTACTCTCGTATTCGGAGTCGCACCAGGACGCCGTCATCCTGCTCACGAACCGGTCGTCGATGGAAGTATCCTGCATCAGCACGAACTCGCCGTGCGGCTCGCCCGTCTTGCCGTCAACGACATAGAACTTGCTTCCCGGCATCTGGGGAAGGGGCGACGAAGTCACGAACTCCCACATGCCGGACAGCGCGTCGAACCTGGCGTCCGCCGACATGGCGTACCTCGAAGACGACTTGACTATTGCCGGGTCCCCCAGCAGGTCCCTGTTCGTCCCGAGGGTGTCTCCTACGGCGTCTAGCCTGGCACCGCTGGATTCCTTGAGGTAGAACATTCCCGTCGGGTATCCACTCTTCCATGACCAGCCGTCTTCCCCGTAGAAGGACATTGCCGTATAGTACTTGTTTCCGGGCACATAGGTCATGCCGTAATAGTCGACCACCAGGGTATCCTTCACGTCGTTGACCTGGTCTGCCTCGAACTCCACCGTATCCACCGCCCGCTCGGACTTGACGTCGCTTATCCTGGCAGTGAAGAAAATCTCGTAATACGTGTTTCCGCCGCTCGTGCCGCCGAACCTCTTGTTCACCGACGAAATGTCGCTGACGCTGAACGAAATCATCCTGGATTCGCTGTTGTCGGTATCGGTGAACGGGTCCTGCGTCGTGCCTTCGGATTCGAGCAGCAGTGAGTGCGATTCGCTGGAATAATAGTATGCCTTGGTGACTACCGGGTCAAGCGAGGTGTATCTCACGAACACCACGTCCCCGTCGGAGAGCTCATCTATCTTCTTGTCCACTGACGATATGTTCGGTATGGTGTCAGCGACCTCGGGCAACCCCACGTCAACATAGTACGGGGTGTAGCCAGTTCCCTTGCCGAACACGGCGTTGGACTTCACGTTGGCGCGGGGGACCGACAGGTAATATACGCGTTCGCCGCGTCCGGAAGCGAGGTTGAACATGGAGCGCAGCCGCTCGAGCTTCTTCCTTCCCTTTCCGACCTTGGACTCGGCGACGCACAGCTTGAACTCGAACTCCTCGACGTCCTCGATGTTCCTGTACGCGTCGTTGATATAGTCGCTCATCACCTGGAGTAGCTCAACCACGTCCGGTTCTTCCCAGAGGAACTCCGGGATGTATTCTACGAAGTCTGCATAGCGGAATTGCCCGCGTTCACTAAGTGGTATCGGATTCATCAGTTATTGCCCGTCCCGGTAAGAAGTGAGGTTGCCTGTTCGACGGAAAGCTCGATTAGCTCGTTCGGTATGTTGAACTGCACAATCTCGTTGTCGTTGCTGTATTCGGTAATGTTGCCGGTTTCCTTGTTAATCAGGGAAGCGGTGGACTTGGAGCACAGTACCCGGCGAACCAGCTTGATGTAGTCCATGGCGTAGCGCATGTAGTCGAACAGGACGGACCCGTTGACCTCGGACATTTCCTTAATACTGCCGTAACCCTTGAACGTCAGGCTGTCCTTCCCCATGTCCCAAGTCTTGATGCTCTGGAGCATGTCCTTGTACTTCAGGACTTCTCCGCCGGTACTGTAGGATTCGCCGAGCAGTTCGGACAGCGGATAGTAGATTTCCTGCATCACCTTGTCCCAGATGAACGCGACGAACCGGTCGATGAGCCTGTCGGTAATCGGAGAACTGTCGGAGTTCGCATACGGCTCGACGTACATGTTGTAGTACTCGGCAATCATCTTCTGCATGGCCGACTGGTCACGCATGGCGCACTCGACGTATTCCTCTACGCCGTTCCTTACGACGCGGAGCATGTACTTCATCCCGCTGAACTGGGCGGTTCCCCAGTTGCAGAACATCGAGGTGGAATCCTCCATCCACCCGTAGGCGGACAGGTCGATTCCGGTAAACGCATTGTCGGCCGGCCGGAAATACACGTCGACACCGGCGACTTCCTTCATGCTGTGCACGAGAGACGCAATCTTGGACCTGTAAATCGGGGTACCGAACTCGGTATTCTCCTTCAGGTACTTGTACACGATGTTCTTGATTCGCTCGCGGATATCGGTGAAGTTGTTTCCCTTGAACAGGACCACGTCCATCTTGATTTCCATGTTGTGCACGGAAGGATATACGTAGTTGTGGAACCCGTCACCGACGGTGAGCATTCCGCGGCGGTTGAGCGCCACCATGATGCTGTACAGCTCGGACCCGGTAACCACGAAGTCCAAAGGGGTCATGAATGCGGAGAACACGCTCTCGTCCAGGTTTACCGACGGAATATACTTCTTCACGATGTCCAGAATCCTCGTGGCGTCGGTGTCACTGATGGGGGTTGCGAGCAGGTCCCTTCGGATATTCTCGTACACCTGCGAACCGTCCGGAATAGTAGGCTGTGCCGGGTCCTGGAAATCGTAGAGCCAGTTATACATCAGGCCGTTCACCTTGTATCCTTCCAGCAGGTACTCGTCCTCGCCGGTCGGGTAGTACTTCCCGTCCTTCTTCCTGTAGAGGTCCTTGAGGGCGGTAAACCTGACCTGGTTCATGTACTTCACGTTGATTCCGCCGTTGGGCAGCTTGGTGTTGAGCACGTCCTCACCATAGGCCGAGGCGTACTTGACATCTGCGTAGCGGCGGAGGAAAATCTTGTATGCCTCCCTGTTCACTAGACGGTCGAGCGTGTTGAAGATGGAAGACGCGTTGTTCTTGATTGAGTCGGCGGACTCGATATTGAGGCCTCCCCGGATATCCGAGGTAAGGCAGATGTTGAGGTCGTTGATGGTGGTCTCGGTTTCCTGGCCGTCCTTGGTGGTAATCGTTATGCCGCTGCCGGCAGTGGACAGGGCGGTCCCGAACACGCCGAGCATGTTGCCGGCCTCGCCCTTTGTGGAGAAATAGGTCACCTCTATGTTGCCGAACGGGATTGCCGACTTCAGGCCGTCGCCGAACCTGAGCGAAACGGTGCCGTCATTTGCCGTCTCGACCAGGACGGTATAGTTGTTGCTGTAGTTCCCCTGGGAAACCGACGTTTCCGACATCTCCTCGGCATGCGTCTCGTCAAGGCCAGGGTCCTCCAGGCCCCTCCGGGAGATTCTCCAGTAGAGCTTGTCGTCTATGACCACGTCCGGGTCGATGTTGTCAATCAGGGTAGCGTCGGAAGTCACCTTGGTGAAGCATGCCGGGCGGTGGGCCACGTTCCCGTCGTCGGAGAAGTTCGGGTCGTTGTCGCCGAAATAGTCGGAGAAAGTCCTGTCGGTAATGTAGAATACCTGGTTCTGGCGGCCGTTCGAGATGAGTACTTCCTTCTTGGCTTGCCCCTCGGCGAGCACGTTGGTGCCGCTGGTCAGCTCCATGAGGCCCGTCTGGTTCACGTCCATGTCATAGTCATAGTCGAATTCCATGTCAGCCATCGAAGTGAGGGTAGCGCCGGACATACTGAACACGGTCCCCTTGGGGATGAACACCTTCAACGTGGAGTGTTCCCTGATTTCGGCTATGCGGATACCGATGGAGCACTTTGCCGGGACCGGGCGACGGATGCTGTACCCGAGGGAACGGGCGCCGGCATAGATTGGCGGCTTGGCATACGCCGTTTCCAGCCAGGAGTTCTCGAACGCGGATTCTACCCAGTTCGCGGTCAGGTCACCGTAGCCGGCGAACAGCTCGAGCATCATCTTGCCGTAGGCGCTGTCGCCAAGGTCGGCAAGAGGGCCTTCCTTGGCCCGGACAATGTCCATCAGGTGCTGCTTGATGTCATCAAACGAGATATTTGTGTATTTTCTTGCGACTGCGGTAGAAGCCATTTCGGTATCCTCATCGATTATCGGTAGTTTATATCCCCCGGGGGCAGGGTCGCCATATAAACTACACCAAGAGGTAAAAACGTGCCATCATTGCCGCTAGACATCAAGGGTTACGTACGGGCCAGGCATGTGCTGGTTCCCGAGTTCAGCGTACAGGCCAACGTCTCCAAGCCGCTATGGGCTGACAAGGCCGAGGGATACATAGACCGTACCCCGCTGTCCCACTACAACCAGCCGGACTTCGAGCAGACTACCCGTCTAGGCTATGGCAGTTTCTTCCGCAACGAGAACGCGTTCCATGCACAGAAGAAGTACAAGGATACTACCTACGACTGGATTCGCAACCACGGCGACAGGTTCCTCTACTACACGACGACCTTCGACACGTCGGCGAACCCGCTGACCAAGGAAGACAACGCACGTTCAATCGACCGCGTATTCGACCTCAAGGCTAAAATCACGTTCACCCCGCAGAACGAAATCTACAAGCGTTTCGGCATCCAGTTCACCGACAAGACCGAAGTTTTCATCCACATGGGACTGTTCCTGGAGAGGAACTACCGGAGCCTCCGGGATGCCGGCATAGAGCCTCTGTGCGACCCCGGCCTCCACGACCCCGAATGGTCGCAGCGCGGCTATTCCCAGTTCGTCTACCACGGCTACACCGCCGCGCAGATATTCCCGAAGGCCGGCGACTTCATGAAGCTGGAATACAACAACATTCTGTACCAGATTTCGTCCATCACCGACGAGCTTCCCGACTACGAGTACATGTGGCACAAGTACTGGTGGAAGGCATACATCGAGGTGGCAACCGACAACGGCCAGAACGTCTCCCAGAACGTCAAGGACGACCCGCTGCAGCAGCACTTCATCGACAACCTGTTCGGCTCGACATCCCTCGGGAAGGCGACCGACGGGGATGCCACGGCTACGCTGGCGGACAGCACCGGGAACCCGCTCACCCTCGACAAGGACACCCTGCAGGCGCTCAAGGACGACGTGCTGTTCAGGCCGCCCGAGGTAGACAAGTGTGTCAAGGACGTATCCGGGGACCCGAACTACCAGCCATGCGGTGCACTGCTGGGTTCCTGGTAATTTGCTATATTTGTGATAGAACTTTCAAAAGAAAATTAAATATGGATTTAAAAGTTTGCTCAATATGTGGCTTCCCGCTGAAGCACTTCTGGCGGAACGCCGACCCAATCAAGAACGACATCTGTTGCGACCGTTGCTTTACGATGAAGGTGGTTCCCGCCCGCGAGGAGAAGATTCGCAAGTGGAACGCCGAGGAGAAGCTCCGTACTACCCTTGTAGAGAACAAGGGTAAGGTCGAGCAGGTGGATACCGGATGTCCCACGGGCAAAATCTGCTACAAGTCGAAGGTTGATGCCGAGTACGCCCTGTACAAGTGCGGGGTGAAGCAGACCGGGAACCGGCACGAGAAGGCGGTATACTTCTGCCAGCAGTGCAAGTCGTTCCACCTGACGAGCCACGACCTGCTACCGTCCTGGAAGGACCGGAACCGCCCTGGCAACTACGTGAATCCCGGTCCGGCAAAATATGTCCCAACGTCCCGCGAAGTGGAATGGTAATTTGCTATATTTGGGTACATGAGTATCCAGACCTTCATTTCAGTGGACACCGAAACCGGTGGCCTTTTCCCAGACCAGAACCCACTGCTGTCGGTAGGCATCGGCGTCTATGCGCTTGACCCGGCAACGCTGACCTACACCACGGTCAGCGAGAACGAATGGACCCTGAAACCTAGCCAGTTCCAGGGAGTCGCCGTCGACCCGGAGGCAATCCGTACAAACCAGCTCGACCTCGAGTCGCTCGAACGTGACGGCTACCTCGCCACCGACGTTGCAGCCAATATCTGCGCTGTTCTTGACAAGGCAAAACAGGCCGGTGGACGGTTCCACATTCTTGGGCAGAACTATGCCTTCGACCGCGGGTTCCTCCACAGGTACATCCCGGACCCGGCGTTCCACAGGCTGGACATCAACGTCCAGGTAGACCTGATGACCCTGTCTGCAGCCTACAACTCAATCGTCTGCCCGGACTGGGACCACCCTCCCACACGAAGTCTGGGCAGCATGTGCGCCAGGCTCGGAGTAACCAACGAAAAGGCCCATAGTTCACTGGCGGACGCAAGGGCAACGTTCCTCTGCTATGTCGCCATCCAAAAGAAATTCAGGGAAATCGGACGCATCGTCCAGATTACCAAGGACAATGCCATAAAGCACAACGAGCTCAACCTGCTCGTATCGAACCTCACGTAAAAGAAATCCCGGGTTTCTCCCGGGATTTTCCGTTAACTCAAGTCCGTCATCATGAAGGTGCCCGGAGCTTCCTGCTTCATCAGCTCGAACAGCTTGTCCCACTTGGCGGTTGCGTCCGTGTAGATTAGCGTACCGTTAATCTTGCCGCCACCGGGAATGGCATAGTCGTCGCGCTTCAGGATATCGCCGAGCTGCTGCTGGGCCCTGGCCACGGCCATGTCGCGGAAGATGACATTGTTGTACAGTTCGGACTTCTTCGCCTTCGTGTACACCATCGCTATCGCGTTCCTCGGGGTCTTCGGGGTCGGGAACACACGGAGGAGGTGGTCAATCGGGTGCAGCTTGATGTTGTACTGCGTACCCACCAGCTTCTTCACGTCCTGCAGATAGCGCATGGCTCCGGTCATAGTAACGAGGTCGAACTGGCCGAGACCACCCATGCCGGCACCGCCGACACCGATTAGGGATTCACCGGGGCCGACGTCCCATGCCATCATCGGGCTGAATGTGTTGCCGTAAGACGGCGTCAGCTCAACGACGTTCATCACTTCCTCGGGCACGTGGTACTCGATTACACCGGGCTGGAGCCTGATGAGCATGTAGTCGACGTAGGCCGACTCGTCGAAGCAGTAACGGTAGAAGTAGTCCGCGGTATCGTTGATTGCCATGTATACGTGGCCGAGACCGTGATGCTCCTCCACGACCATCTCGATTTC